TAGGAACAAAAACACATGAGCGGATTCAACAGCAATTATTTCAATAGACATCTTATTAATGATATGAGAAATGCCCTAAACTCGGTCTTCATTGGAGAAGGAGAAACTTCTGCAAGAAATCTTGAACTATTTAGAGAGCGACAAGCTAGCCAGAAAGCAGATCGTATAGCTAGAGGTAAGGCAAACAATGCTGCTAAGGCTGAGCGCGAAACTGCGAAAAAAGCAGCAGGAGCACCAGCAGCAGGAGCACCAGCAGCAGGAACACCAGCAGCAGCAGCAGCAGCAGCAACAACCCCAGCAGCAGCACCAGCAGCAGGAACACCAGCAGCAGCTGCGGGGCGTGGGGCCCGCGCAGGGGAGATAAACACAGATTCAACTAAGTGGGAACAGAAGAATGGACGGCCGCTGTCTATTAATCAAGATGGTTCTTTTAATATTTCACAAAAAACTCTAGACCAAGCACAAGCAAACAGAAACTCAGAGACTGCTGAAAGTCCCCCTAGAAAAAGATATGTGAATCCGAATAGTCCCGAAGGAAGAGTTGAAGCATCAATTGCTGCTGGAAATGAACCTGATATGCAGCGAGATCGACCGCGAGATCAAGGTGGCAGAATCATAACCAATGACAGGGGAGTTCAAGATCCAGACGCTGTAGGATATGCTGCTGGTCAAAGAGCATTTGATGCAAGTATAGCATCAAATACTAGAGATGTAAGAAGGCAAGACACTAGTAGAGTTGAAGGGGAAGTAAGAGCAGCAGATATTGCGAAAAATGGTCCAATGCCGACTGATGCAGTAGGTTCAAATACTCAAGCAATGCGCATTGCTAAAGAACAAGCGCGAATAGATGCGCAAGTTAGACCATCTGTACAACCAGCAGTACCAGCTTATAAGCCAATTAATACATCGAAAATGACAAGTGGGGAACGAGATGCAGCTAACATGTTAAATGACTTAAACGCACCAGCAGCACAACGAACTGATACGCCAGCACAACCAACAGCACAACCAACAGCACAACCAACAGTAAAACCAGTTGGTACGCCAGCAGCACCAGCAGGACGCGAGAGCATGATCACAGCAAACGCCCGCGCCGATTTTGCCAAGAAAATGTTGGAAATTTCTACAGGAAACACTCGTCCAGTAAGCTTGGGACGCGATGCTCGCGAAGATAATTCAGCAAAGAAGAGAATTTATAAACAGGAACAAGATGCGCAAGCAGCAGCAGAAAAAGCAAGAGAAGATCAAAATGCATTTAGAAGATCACGCTTTGCGTTAGATGAAACAATGTGGAATGGAACAATAGGTCCAAATGGTGGACAACGAGCAAAACCAGCAGGTTCACCGAAACCCACACTAAAAGTAGAAAGTGCAGTGAAACCTAAAACCCCTCCTCAGACATTCTTTCCAATGAGATAAAGAAACACAGCGACAAGATTGAATTCTGAAAGGTCTTCTGGATTGTTCAGTTGATAAAAAACCCCCGAAAGGGGGTTTTTCTTTAGCGCAATATTGAATCTATTGTATTGTTCCAATAATTATCACCAGATGAAGCAAATGTTATTGAGGTTGGAATAGGATCAGATCCAATGTAAGGTGGAGCAAAGGTACAACCTTTTGGAGTCAAAGTCTTGGCAATATCCTTGAATATTGTAAGTTGCTTGCCAAATGTAGTTCCACGCATATTTGTGTTAAACCAAGATCTTGTATCTGATCCTAGGGTAGTGTCTGTCCAATATCCACCAGTATATGAAACTGTGTTAACTCCATTCACTTTGGATGCAGCAGCGGTAGTAAATCCCTTTGGATAGAATATAGGCATTACTACAGAATATGGATTTGCTGTTGCTTGCCACCATCTATATGTCCATTGTATAACATTACCTTGATTGAGCAAATAGAATCCTGCTATCATATATGGTTCAAATGATAAAGTGCTAAAGGCATTGAACTTTCTTCTTGCTTTCCATGTGTCGGTCCCATATGTAAGACCACCTCTATAAAACCAATCCATTGCTATATCAGCACCAGCATAATAATAACACATCGCATAATATGGACTATACACATTACTATATTGATCATTGAAACTAGCCTGACCAGATAAGAAAAGATCCAGTGTAGCACCAGCATGAGTTGCAATTGTAGTCATTCCCCACGGCAATCGTTCACCAGTAGTTAAATAACTTCCACCTAAACGATGAGTCCAAGCATTTGTTGAATTTGCTATGGAATTATCAAATCCATTATCACCAAGAGAAGAAGCAATTGATGGATCAGAATACCATAAATAATTCTCATCGCTTGTCCAGTAACTGTGAGATCCACAGAATCCTGTGCTTGCTGTTGTCCCGATAGCACCTAATGTGTATCCAAGTGGAAATGGAGTAGTAACATTTCCATATGCTACTCCTAGACCAGTTGACATAGCTTGTTTCATTCGTACCTGGGGTCTTGCTTCAACCAGACAAGGAATTCCTCTTTTTGCAAGTTCTGTCCTAAAATACCAATCTGCCAATTCGCACACATCGGATTTATAATCGAATAAACTTCTAAACAATTGTACAGTAGTTGGAGTTGCTGAGAGAGCATCGCTATCTATTGCAAAAGAAAGAAATCCTTTAGTGTCTGTGCTTGCTTTACACGAAGCAATAAAATTCACCATCTGGTCTAATCGTGACAGCAGTGCAGAATCTCTTTCTGCATTTGTGCCAGCGGAATATGTCCACCAATCATGCATAAAATTACGATAAGATTGCCACCCATTGCATCCAGAACCATATATCATGACATCACAATATTCGGTCAATCCTGCTCTTCCTGTTGCTCCAGGAATCATAGTTCCTTCAAGCAATTGATTTATAGCACCAGTGAATCCCTTTACTCTTGCTGGACACCATTCATGTAGTGTTGAAGAATTATAAGAAGTCATTCCACATAAACCAGCTCTAGTGTATATTGAAGAAAATCCAGTAGTACCATATAATTGATCCAATGGATGGAGTAACCATGTATGATTCGTAAAGGCCTCTCCGAATGGAAAATTAATATGGAGTGCTCGCATTCCAGCAAAATAACTTTCACTGAAAATTTCATATATGATATTATGCCATGGAGAAGATGTTGCTGGATTTGCTGGGTTGAATTCAAATGGATATGCTCTAAAGGTATGTCCCTTTGCACCAAATGTAGAAGCAAGTGCGACTCCCTCTGGATCTCCTCTAAATGTAACTATAGTTCCATAATTCCATCCATCATATTCAAATGTATTGGCTCCTGCCAATCCTGACATTTGATAAAATCTTCGCACGAAATCTGTAGATCTTCTGTCAAGCAATTGTTGACCCAATGATCTAGTAAATGTTGGTTTTGTATTTGTTAAAGTTTGGAACCATGCTCCACCATCAGCATCTAGTGAAACCACAAACGAATTGGAATCTTGTATTTCTATTCCTGATTTTGGAGTTACTCTCCAAAGATAATTTCCAGAAGTAGATTGAGCACCACTAATCACATAATCAGCAAGAAAATCAATTCTCTCGTTATGAGTTTCGGAAGTAGATATACTTCCACCTAAAAGTGTATTCAATTCAGTTAGAACACTGTTAAGTGCTGTGCATCCAGCATTGAGTTTTGTTGCGTCTTCTTCACCATCATTATAATAATTAAACATCTTCACACCAGTCAGTGCAAAATGTCTTATTGATTCATAATATAATCCAAGAGCAGTTGCGCTTTGTAACCATTTGGTATCAAATCCAGCAGCATTACCTATATAGTATGGACTTGCAATATACGGAGTGATCGCAGCACCAGCAGATCCTCTTTTTACTGCTCTCATTTTTTGAAGTAGAATAAGAAGGTGATTCCATGGATTTGAATCAAATTCTGTAGTTGCAGCATAATCTTTACGAACAATCCTTGTAGTATCGCTATTCAATACACCATATCCCGCAACTGCTCCAGTCCACCCAGCATATATTTCAGGAGCAGCATAATCTCCAACAATACCTGTTCTTACTATTGGATGTCCATTGATATCATATGCGTTTCCTGCTGTACCACCATCAAGAATTACCTGTGAACCATAATTGCTTATCTTTACAGATGGATAAATGCTTTTAAGTGGAGCAACCATAAATTGATTAAGAAATGCTGAATGTATTGCCTGAGTGGCACGATCCCAGAACAAATAATCTCTTGTATTCTGAGGATGATATGTTCCATTTACAAGAGTAGTAAATCCAAATGCGTATGAACCACCTTGAGTATAAAGATTATTGAAACTAGTGGATCCATACCATGTTTGATTAAATTTAGCATCACTTGTTATTCCAAATATCTGATTGGTCCAGTTAACTGATGGTCCATATGGGAAAGCGAATGTTCCACCTTGTTCACCATCTATTAGAATATAGTCTGGAATTGCTCCAGAATTACCAAGTCGTGTAAAAAATGCTGTAATATCTGAACTCACAGTAATCCCAGCATTTTCCGCCCAAGGAGATTGTCTTCCGCTAACATAACGGTCACCAGCCTCACCGTATATCGGTCCATTGTCATACCGCATTGTTCGGTATGATCTTTTACCACTTGGAAGTTCCTTCAACTTATTAATAATACCATCAATTCGGACATTAGGAGGTCCACCACAATATGTTCCATTAATAAATTGTGCTACTGTACTATGTTGGTATCCACCATCAGCAATACAATCATTAATATGAATCATTGGTTTGACATATGTGTAAAAATTAACATTTCCAAGTGATTCCGCAGCATATTTTGTATCTATAGCTGTAGGATCAGTAGGATACCATGAAGCAGCCCAGAGATCTGTTAATGCATCTGGAACTACTATGGCATTGAAATATATCTTTTGTATTCCCGTTGCGCGACTAATATTTACAACATACGACATAAATTACTTTCGTTTTTCTAATAATAAATTCAAATCTTTATTCTTCACACCACCATCATATGCCCATGCGTATCCACCATTAATTAAAAGATCACTAAGGCATACATCGCCATCACCATAAAATTCACCAAGTAGTCTTCCATATTTGTCATCCTTGAAAGTCTTGATCTTTACTTGCTTCTGATTGATCATCCAAGTAGAAACATAATTCTTTGCTTCAACAGCAAGTTTCTTTTCAGTGACATTCTTGCTATTTGTTTCTGGAGTATCAACTCTATTTATTCTGACTCTTTCTTTACGGTAGACATCGAATCCAAGATCCAATACGATGTCTACCGTATCACCATCTACTATTTTTACAATTTCTTTTACAATATATTCGTACATTTATAGTTATTCAACTCCAGTTATTTACTAGTAATGCTAGATCCTGTGAGTTTACGATTCCATCGTTATTGATGTCGTGTGGATTAGGTTTAAAGCTAGCAGCTCCCCAATCAGCAAGCAACTCACCCATATCCTGAGCATTTACCAATCCATCATTGTTGAAATCACCTTGCACGGCAACTCCAACGGTGGTATTGGTAAGAGATCCTGTGACAACATTTCCACCAACGCAGCAACCATATACGATACATTTCGCTGGGTATTGTGGATTCAGAGGTAGATTGTCATGCAGAATAACCTCTGATCTACCCAATCCAACTACCTTGAAGATAAATTTTGCCATCTGAGCAGGTTCGGTAGTTACAATCCATTCATATCCAAGAACTCCGTAGCAGTAAAACATTCCATTGCCATCTTGGGGTGGTACTACTTCGTTACATAAAGTATAGTCGTTTGCAGGAAAGGTAGAATACCCTTGCATGACTCCCACATGGGAACCAACCAATGATACTCCGAGTAGTTGAAGTCTGGTAGGATCCCATCCAAAGGGAACATCGGCGACCACGAACCGCTGTGGATTGTTCTCAGCTGATACCATGAGTTGTACCTCAATGATATCATCTATCGCCACAGACTGTTGTGGAGTCACTAGCGAGAGATTCAATTTAGCACTTGGATCGTTCTGCGCAAAAGACATGCTTGCTAGGCATACTGAGAAGACAAAGAAGAGAAAGAATGATTTGATGTACTGTTGTAGTTTCATTTGATTTCCTTTCCTCTATTTATAAAAAGAAACCCCCGTTCGCAAAGAACGGGGGTTCGACTGGGGGTTTAAACCTTGAGGGTTTAGAATGCTAAATGTAATCCAATTCCAACGACAGAACTGATTGTGTCGTATGGAATATCCTCTGATACTGCAAATCCAATTTCTGCTGAGAGTGTTGCTCTCTCAGTAAGTTTCATATTTACAATTGGACCAAGAAGAAAGGCATTATAAGAACCAGAATATTGTTGTTCTGCCTTAACGCCAAACTTAATCATATCTGCTACATCGTAGGTAGCTGTTGTGGTGAATTTAAGAACATCGTCCGTGACATAACCACCGAATACTGGATTAAATGTGTAGTCTCCTGTGAAGACATAATTAAATCCTTGGACCACTTCAAACTTATCTTTCTGAATGCCAATATCTGCTCCAGCATGTGCTGTTGCTGAACTTGAGGAATATTCCCCATCTACTGGAATGTAAAGACCAGCATTTACAGTTGCCCACACATCTGCTTTCAGATAATCGCACTTACCTTTATAAGCATCATACTTTACAAAGAGATCAATGTCTGATAATCCAGTACCAGATCCTTCTGATACACCCTGATTGAGTTGCCATGCAAGTTGCTGACCCGTTGCTGGATTCTCATTGCTGATGACATCAAACCCAACACCTACTGTAAACTTATCGTATACTTTGGTGCTGAATGTGTCGTTGAGAACGAAAGTGCTGCCACTGTCAAGAGTGTAAAGACTTGCATTTGCAGTCCAATCAATCTTGAATTTATCGCCACTAATTCCTGGTTCTGCTTGAGGAACTTGTTGAGCAAAAGCAATTGCAGTCACGAATAATGAAACTAACGAAAATAATGTTTTAAAAATTCTATTCATATTTTTCCTTTAAGATACTAAATCTACTACCTCACAACTATTTGCGCTACAAGCGAACTGTTGTGTTCCTGTCGTCTTGTCTTCTTTCTCGTACTTAGTAAGCATTCCCCAGTCTACATTCTTGGGCATCTTTTCAAGTGCCTCAAGATATTCTTCTTTAGTACAATCTTGATAAGGTGCTTGCCTATATGTATGGTCGGAGTGTGGAAGGAACGAAATGCCACTGATCTCATCAAAATACTTGTATACGAACGCTCCAACATCCATCCATTCATTTTCCTTAACAGTGATTGTGATTGATGGTTTATGTTCACACCAATATCGTTGATATGCCAACCACAACTCTAGATGTGTAATCGCAGATACATCGTTGCGAGTGAGAGAACCTTCTGCCTTTTGTGGAAATGAGAATACCATTGTATGTTCTGGTTTCATCACACAAGGTTCACATGGGAATCCCATCTCAATCATCATCTGACATAGTGGATCCTTACGATCCGCACGAACTGTACGAATATAATATTCAGCATGACGAGGATGAATACCAGACGCAGCATCAGTTAATTGTGAAACCGTTCCTGATGGTTTTACGCAAGTGATTGCAGCAGCAGGATTTATACCAATCTTACCTGCCCATACTTTATTAGTATCAATAGCAACTTGTTTCAGACCAGTCAGTGTGAGTTCAAGATCAACTGTGTGTCGCATCATCACATTGTCCAGTATACCAGTAAGTGAAACTCCAAGCAATGCTTCTTCCTGACAATTCTTTTTCCATTCAGATGAAAGATATGGGAAGTTTGTCAATGACGCTTGCCATGTTCCTAGAATAGATGCGAGTTTAACCTTACGCTTGAGTGTTTCAATTGTATCCTCTGGACGAACTACAACCTCAGTAAGGTTGCAAAATTCACGGTCGCGTAAAATAATCTCAGAGCAAGGATTTGTACCAAACTCATAAGAGGAATCTCTACGATCTCCCAATTTGGCAACCGTTCTACGACATGCATCACGATTAAATATGCCGCGTTCTCCACTTTTTGATTTATAAAGCGCAACCCATTCATCTAAAAATACTCCTATTTCTGGTTTCTCTTTATACGCGACCGAGTTGTTCGCAAGGGCTCTTTGGGGGTTTTCGTTCCACCAAGCACCAGACTTGGCATCTCGCATCCTTTCATCCGTGAGATTGGATAGGCTAATAAGAGCAGATCTACGGACTCCTCCGACCACGACAATTTCCGCAACTTTGCAGACAAGATCGTGGCATTCGATAGATGTAAGTTTTCTCCCTGCTGCTCTCTTAAAAGTGTCAACCGTGAATTTGAAGAGATCTTCAAGAGGTCTTGGTCCTGAAGCTCTCCCACCAAATGTCTTAAGTCTCGCCCCAGCAGCACGAACTTTTGATACATCCCATCTTGGAATTTGACCTCCAATGAGTAGGGAGACAAGTTCTTTGTAACTCTTAGCCCAACCAACTTTGCTATCTTCCACGATGATTGTGGTATCTGTATTAGAAAAGTTTTCAGCGATTGTAGGAAGTTTCTCAACATATTGTCTCTCCACACTAAATCCTACACCCGTTCCACACATAAGGATGTAGAGAATTTCGTCAAATGCACGAACACGATTAACTGCGATATACGAGCAATTATATCCTGCGGTGTTATCACGACGCAGTGCTTCCCCTGCGGTCATCAATGCTCTCATGCTTGGCATGATCTCAAGATTCAAAACAGCAGTTTCAAGTTCTGATCTGAGTTCTGGTGTAACGGTAAAATTATTGTTCTCTTTGAGTTGATTCTCAAAGAAATCAAAATAACGCTTGACTGTCTCACCCCAAGTCTCTCGTCGTTTCTCTTTTTCAACCCAACGAGCATATCTAGAAGTGTGTATAAATTTCTGATAATCAGATGGCAATTCTTTCATTAACTTCTCCTGTTTAATTCGGTATCTTATGTATTCTTGGTCAAAACATGCCAAGACTCTGGGAACAATGGATCAATTATATTTCCAATTGCTCTTGCGTATTCTTGTACTTCCCACTGTGCGTGAGGATCCATTCTTTGAGTATATACTCTAGCGAATGCAGAAAGAGATCCAGTCCACCACCACTCAGTGTAGATTCCCTGTGGTAGAACAAATCGCGCTTGCTCTGGTGCAACTCCTGCTTCAAGAAGTTCATCGTAGATCTTGATGCATTCTTCTGCTGCTTTACGATACTTTGTGTCAAGTTCTTCTTTGAGTCTCACATCTGTGATGAACTCTTCGGATCCTTGCTTTGCACCATTCGTTGGTTTGCTTCTGAAGTATGGAAAATAAAGATCTGGTTGATACGAAACATATCGTCGTGAAATTTCATTCTCTACAAATCCAACCTTATGTTTAAAAAGTTGTGTGCGAATTGAAATCGGTGCTTTGATTCGCAGTGTGATCTGCGGATGGGCGAACGGAGTCCAATGATTGTGTTCTGCTAGATAGCGAATCAACTTGAAATCCTTATCTGACAATTTCCTATCCTTTATATGACCAGAAAAATGTTGATCACCATCCCATGAACTCTCTTTGTTAAAGGATACTCTCGCTGCATTTACAACAGTAAGATCAGATCCCATATGATCAACATATTCAACAAATCCCGCATCAAGAACATTAACTTTCTGAATCATTAGTATTAAACTCCTTTAGAAAATCGCTACCACTTCCTAACACTCGGACAATCTGTGTTTTTGCAAATTCAATAAACTTTGGATCATCCTTGACATATTGACAAATGTTTGAAAAGTTCGCCCAATCCTCTAGAGTAAATGAATCATAATCAAGTTCCTTTGCGTGTCGAACAAAGTTGCTCAGATAATTCTTCATTCCAAGAATATCTTCTTTGTTTGTATTCTTTTTCTTCATCCACATATTCGCTGCTTTGTCTTCATCTCCAACTTTATCAACCAATCGTTTAAAGTTCATTTCCTTCTTAAGAAGAATTGTCAAAAGTTCCTCTAAGAATTTTGCATTATCTTCATGCCAATAATCAAATTCAATTCCATTTGAGGCAGTATATGTCTTTGCATAATCTACTGCGCGGTAGAACATCTCTTCATCGCTTTCGCGAATATATTCAGAAAACTTAAAATGGAACTCAACGAGTCCAACCAATAGTTTATAGTCTTTATCGGAAATTTTCATTGACATTTTCTCCATGCATTAAATGCCAGCATCGCCGCTGCACCTTTGTGAATGTGAGTGTCTATGATATCATAAACATTGATTCCATTCAACACCATATCATTTATATCCTTTTCTTTTATAGTATCAGGAAAAACACATACTTTTTCTTTATTTTCAATAAGTTTATACAGAACCTCAACCACTACCTTATTTCTCGGTTCATTATCCACAACAAAGATCAGATCCTGGTTCTGAAACTTTTCCCTGACCTCTAGAAAATTTCCTACACCCAAGCAAGCAATGGAGTTGGGAAGGAACAGACTGTCAATCGGACCCTCCACAACAAAGATTGGTTTGCTCTTGTCAATTTTCTCAACCCCGTAAATCAGTCGTATCTTTTCATCAGTCTTCAGGGTGATATATTTTGGTTTGATATTTCCAAAAGATCTACCCTGCGCTCCGATGAATTGGTTGTGTTCATCATAGATTGGAATTACGATTCTCTCATCATCAATCAATTCGTAAGATTCATTTACCGATTTTGCGAATTGAGAAAAATGCTTTGTATATCCAAATCGCTTCCATTCAGAATTTGGAATCTTTCGTGCCTTGAGAAACTTGATTGCCGCATGATCTACTGGAAGATCTGCAATTTCATCATATGATGGCCGTGAAGAAAATACAGGAGGTTTGAATTCTTCCGTTACCTCTTCAATTCTCTTATCCTTATCTGCAAACTTCTCAAGACAATATTGCTTGAACAAAGCAGGAGAAATCACTTCAAGAAACTTGTACACATTATATGAAACCCCACAGTTATGACATTTATAAAAATAACTATCCTTACTGCTGAAGAAATAACCTCTCGCTTTGTTCTTATTTGTCTTGGAATCACCACAAAAGACACAACGGCAGTTAGCAAGATTCACCTTCTTCCATTTAAACTTCACAAGGGAATTAGAAACCAAATTGATATATTTACGATCAAGATAAGCAGACATTAGAAATTCCAATCTTCAAACTTTTGACCCTTTTGCTTTGGTTGATTAGCAATAGGAATAGTAATGAGATTTGTGTGTTGCGGTGGAATATCGGAAAGTTTCATCTTAGCACGCTGAATGTTAAGCAAGAACTTACGATTGGTTGCTGTATCATTGTAACGATTCTTTAACTGCTTCACCATGATCTGATTCTGTTCCGCAAGTTCATCTGTAGAGATCAAGGCGAACATAAAGTCAGCAGTTGCGGGAAGACCAAATGATTCGGAAGTATCCTCAAGACTAACATCCGTGTTGGAATGCCCAGAGCGAGTAGTTTGCGTGGCACTGAAAATTGGCACATTATATTCAACCGCAAGACCACGAATCTCCTCTGCAATGGACTTGATGTAAGTGTAGGAGTTTACATTGTTTCCACTCTTTACTCTTGCTGAAGCACAGATGTTTAGATAATCAATGAAGATTACATCTGGTTTAAACTTACGCTTCAACCAAAGTTCATCCAACAAAAAACGAAAGTGATTTACATTTGCTGTAGCAGTTGGATATTCCTTGATGATAAGTTTACCTTGAACTCCAGCACTCAGATTCTGAATCTTCTTCTCATAGATCACCTTTGAAAGTTCGCGAAGATTATCCAGAGTAACATCAAGAAGATTTGCATCAATGCGTTCTGCAATTCTTTCCTCTGCCATCTCACAGGTGATGTATAGAACCTTACAATTCTTTTTGAGACAATTTGCAGCATGATGGCAAAGGAACAATGATTTGCCAACACCAGTTCCTGCCATGACAATGTTCAAAGTCTTTGCAGGAGTTCCACCATTTGTGATCTGATTGAATCCATCCAAATCAAATGGAATACGCTTCTCTATTGTGTGATAGAAATCATATCGTTTCTCATAGTCTTCAATGTAATCGTGACCGATATGAACATCAAATGATACTGACAATGCCTTGGATAGAATATCAGGAATAGATCCCTGAGATTGCTGAGTCTTTCCATCTATAATCTGAATGGATTCCATGATTGCATTATATACCGCCTTATCCTTGCAGAAAGTTTCAGTTTCTGTCATCAACCATTCAGAGTCAACATTTTCCTTGGAATTGGAAATCTCTTCCACATAATTTGTGATGCGCTTCATCTCTTCTTGATTGATACTCTTGTTCTTATCAAGAATGATATAGATCGCTTCCTTTGTGGGAAGGTTATTATACTTTAGAATAAATTCATGAATAGTCTCAAAAACAAATCGTAGTCCACGATCATGAAAATACTCCCTTTGTAGGAAGGGAGTAACTTTTCGTGCGTATGTCTCGTTCTTGAGAAGGTTGTGAAGAATTAATTTTTCAACATCAGTCATCGGTGTTCTCTATGGTTTTCTCTCCACCATAACTGAACTGAGTATACACTGCCTTCTCTACCAAAGCAAGAACATCTTTGGTGAAATACTTTTCTGGATTATCATAAATCGTCTTCTCAAACGCTTTGGTTCCATCTGGAAGTTCAATGCGAGTTGAATTCTTTTTGAATATTCCAGCAGACACCGCAACATCCACAAGACCATAATATGGGTCAAGTCCAGTTTCGTAATTCAACCGAATATCCACCATGCTATTTTCTTTGGTGAATCTGCCCTTATAAAGTTTACAATGAATGATATTTCCAACAACCTCACCATCAGAATTCTTATCCTTTCGCTTGGAAAGATAAAGAATAGTTGATGCCGCATACTTCAATCCCTGACCACCAGCAAGTTCTGCTGTTGGGAACATTCCCATTGATTGATATGTGTGGTTTGTCATCAGAAGAGGAATCTTCGCCACACCAAGTTTTACCGTCAAGACTCTAAATGTAGCCTTGATGATTTGTGCGCGGGTCATATCCCTTGTATCTTTTCCATCAGCGGTATCAGTCATCTCTTTGGTCGTGGACAACATTCCCAACGAATCAAGAACGATGAAGGTTGGTTTCTGTTCGCCTTTGGGAAGGTCAATATATTTGTCTACAATCGTAATTACTTGATGACGAAATTCTTCCACCGTTGATACTGGAAATACCGCAATTCGTTTTGGGTCAATTCCACGATTCTTGAACATCTCAGAAGTGACTGCTTGTTCTGAATCAAAATATAAAACAACAGCATTAGGATTATCCCGTAAAAACTTAGAGACAATTCCCAAAGCGATATAAGTCTTTCCTGTGGATGTTTCTCCCGCAATCGCTGTAATTTTATTATTTGGCATTCCATTGTAAATGGATGCCGATAGCAGTCCGTTCAGAATATAACATCCAGTATCCACGAATCCACTTACATCACTTCCCTCAAGACCATCGGAAACTAGTGATGCGTATTTGTTTCCAGAATTCTTAACCATAGACGATAAAAAATCACTCATAATATTCCTTTCAACCAAATAGGTTTTCTAATGTATTTTTCTTTTCAGTTGACCACCCAATAGTATCTAGAATGGCGGTCAGAGGATCAATAAAAGATTTTTCAAATTGAGTTTTATAATCAATATATTTCTCAAGTTCAAATTCTTTTGGAAGAACATTTGGAAAAGAAATAACCTGATCTTCTCCAATGCAACCACCAACAGGATTTGGTTTCTTGAGCATTAGAAATTTAATCTTATCTCCTTCAATAATCTTCCTATATTTCTTACCAATCTTGAATTTAGCAAGATAATGATTATAAATCAAAGCACCCTTTACGGCAATAGGTGTTGATTTTTTATAAATTGCAGAACGATCAATATATTTTTCCAATCCGTTGACGCTACGAGGAAATGCGATATCCTCTGGAGGCAGTGCGTAAAATTCGTTACGACACTTCTCAACAAAGTCTATCATATCCTGCGAAGTGCCATTCATGGTAATATTGATAGCCTTCTTGAGATGCTTACGGACAAACTCTGGAGTTGACGAACGAGTCGTTTCAATTCCCATGATCTTGAGTTTAGGTTCTGCATAGCGTACACCTTCAGAATCCCAAACATTCAACATATACCGTTTCTTGGCAGTCCATATTCCCTTGTCGGCAATGACTTCCCGACCCATCTGCATCTTGTTCTCATATGCATTCATGGTGAGTGCGAGTTCAGCAAACTTCTTCTCAATGAATGGAATGATCGCTTGTTCCGCAGACTTATCTAAGAAATCAACTACAGTCTTTGTCGGTGGTCGCGAAACTGGTTTTCCATCAAAAAGACCTGTATTTGGAAATACCTTCAAGACTAGATTATTGAGACACAGATAAACAGAATCTGTATCGGATGCAATCACATAATCCACATCGGTAGTGCCAATGATCTTGTTGAGATATTTGTTTAATTCCTGACCAATCCATTGAATTGACAATTGACCCGATAAAGTAATCGCCTCTGCGAGTTCGGTAGAATAATATCTAAAATATTGGTTCCCTATCGCACCGTAAGCGGAGTTTAACTGAATCTTGCGAACCAACTGAAAGTTATGATACTTGGAAATATCATGTTCAGTTTGTTTCTTCAGTGCAAGCAGTTGGGCATTGGTGAACTTGGAGTAGTCTTTTGACATAATGTAGAATCCTTTTCAATTCCAAAGGTGGCATTCGCCCAAACATTTAACTGATCACTTCTAAAATGCCGAATCATTCCACCTTCGGTCAAGACCACGGCGAAAATATCGTTTTCCCATGTTCCGCCATCGCGAACATATAAAATATAACCATCACCCATAGGTGTGGTTACAGGAATTGGGTTTTTAAACTCATAGATCATTGACACAGTATACCACAAACTCAATCAAGAGTCAGAAAAAAATTAATACATTCAGTCATTATTGTTCTCCCGAATGTATTTATAAATTTTTTACTTTAATTTTATTTTGTTCCCAATTGCATTCGTATTAGTGCTAAAATTCTACTTTGAACGGATGCTGGATGTGTTGGGTCTGAAAAATGGTGTGTTTCACCTTTAATTTCAGGCCATTGACCACCAGCACGGGGGTTTGGGTCGGGCATTGTTCTCAATTCAGAACCAAGGCGTTGGCCCAAAGGCGTATCTCTCTTAATCACACCTTTGATGTTGTTTCTAAATCCAAGTAGGTTCAAATAAACATCTCTTCTAGGTCTTTCACCAAAAGACCCAGTTGGATCTCTTGGTCTATCTGGGTTTCTTCTGTCCCAATCTGCCTGTATTGATTCTTTACTGTCAATATGTCTTTGTTTTCCCAAAATATCAACAAGAAGATTCCTTATTGCTGTTTGTTTTTTTGCTGTTTGCTGTGGACTATCCCAGTGACCAGACAATGCTCCATGTTCGGCATATTCAATTGATTTTTTTAATTTTTCTGGATCTTCTTCGCCTTGACCAGATTCAGCAGCACCAAAACGAATTCTTAAATTTTCAAGATTTCTTGATTCTTTTCTTTTTTTGCGTTCTCTTTGCTGCGGAGTCACAAACTCTCTGGGTCTAGACCATTCTAGAATATTTTTTTCTGTTTCTTCTTTTAAATTTAAAAATATGTGTTTAAATGTTTTCATCATCTATTTATAATTTTTGCTTCCACACGCCATCCACGATAAATCCATATGATGAGGTTTCATCTTCTGGAAATTTAGCAACCGTATATGGTTTGGTTTTCTTGGTCGTGAGGAGATTATTCAAGTCATCACATTCGGTGACCGCACTAGTCTTCTTCTTAAATGCCAAAACGCCCTTACGGGGTACTCCCAAGGAGTCTTTCAGGTTGTCGTCAACAAAGTTGTTCAGTTTGGTCATAATTCCATACATTATCGTCGCCTCCGAACTCCAATCATACCAGCAATCCCAATCAGCGCAATTGCCGATGGTGCGGGAACGAGTGCGTATTCAATGTTATCAATGATAATCTGACTTGCGCCATTAGCACCAACATTAGTAGAATACACCTTGATCTCGGTGATATTGTTCAGAGGACCAGGATATACGGATTGCAGGTTAAGTTTCACCCGCTGTGCAGCAGCAATTTGAGCAGTGTAAGTGAATACTAATACGCCCTCTCCGTATCGGTAGCCTTCAATAATCACAGTCATTGGCGACCAAGCGGAAGTCACCTCAAGACTAGACAGCCTCCACATTTCGTTTCTACTGATTCTGAAATTGTAGGAGGAAGTCGAACCGAACGGAGTCCAGATGGCACGATCACCAATGATGCCCTCATCATATCCACCATATCCTGGTCCACCGACAAGATCGTAATACCACCACTTGTTTCCGCTAGCAGCATATGAACTGGTGAAGTTGAATCCTTCATAGTTGCTTAGAGGTTCGTAGTAAAATCCAAGTGGTGTCGAATAAATGTCCGTAAGTGTCGGCGCAGGAAGATTTTCAAAGGTGCAGAGTTCTGCGTGTGCCGAAGTTGCGAGTAGCGTTGTTGCGATTAGTGTCTTTAACATTTTATTCCTTTTTGGTCATAATTCCATACATTATCGTCGTCTCCGATTTAATAGGGATGGTGGGACTCGAACCCACACTGGAATCATTTTAAGTGATTTATCTCTGCCATTGGACTACATCCCCAAAAACTACCCCGCTTGGATTTGAACCAAGAAAAGAAGCTCCAAAGGCTTCTGTGATACCATTTCACCACGGGGTATTAAAACACATTACTTGCGAGTGCGTACATTGCGATACCACTCGCGGTTCCTACATTCAGACTCCTGACAGTTCCATATTGTTTGATATACAAGATGTGATCACAGATGTCGAGGATTTCTGTTGGTAGACCGACTTGTTCTTGACCGAATGCTAGAACATAATGCGTATTTGTGTTCCATTCAAAAGTATCAATCGCCGTAGCACTTGGAACATTATCTATGCCGATGATCTTTACCGTACCATAGGTCTGACGGAGAATCTTCATTCTTTCGTCTAGTTCGGTAAAGGTCTTGGCGTGAATGAAATTAGTATAATGATGTGTTCCTACAGTGCCACGGCGATCATACTGCTTGGATCCATATAGGATCACCTGTTTCGCGAGGAACGCATTTGAGTTACGAATGACTGTAGCGATGTTGAAATCATTGTAAAGATTGCTGCAAAGAACGGTAAAATTATTCCGTTTTGCATCAAGATCTGCAATAATCGCTTCGTGCGTCCAGTAATGAAAGTAGTCAATGATGTTCCTCGTTTCCATGCGTCTATTATACCAGAAAACTTTACTTTGTCAATGCCCTACGATTGAGTTCCTTAGTGATTTCCTCTAAATGTTTTTGCGATTCAATCATTTTATTTTTGAATGTTTTACGCTCTTGATACATCGTATCCATGAGTTCTGGTAAGAATCCACGAATATCCTTGCGGTAGGTTGTCCCATTGGCAGCAACGGATAGATTCTTCTCTTTGAATTGTTGTATTAATTTAGTGGCAACAGCATCACCTTTGAGAATAGCATCTGGTGAAATAAGACCACGCACTTCATCGGGTGTGATTGTCTCTGTGGAAATATTATAATGCATGATGAGATGCGGATAAAGTGAATTCAAGTCAAAAGATACTACCCATTCGTGCATACCGACAAGAGGTTCCTTGACATAAGCACCAGCATATTGCTCATCCTTTCGTCCCCTCTTCTTGGGAGGAATGACGATGTTCTTCTTGCTCAAGTAATTATAGATGATTACATCCCATGTACGAACCTGAGAGAAAACATCCTGAAAATTAACTCCTGCTGAATACGCAAGTGCCACAGAGAGTTCTATAAGCTTTAATTTCTCTTCCAATTTCTGAACGAGTTCAACATCTCGGATATTATATTGAATGAACTTCTGGAAATCTTTCTTGTAGAACTCATTCATACTCTCATATTCGTCATATGCCAACTTACGCTGACCCAATTCAACATACGCGATATGATCAAGACGATAAGATTCCTGATTGACATATGTAAATGTCTTGTAGACTTCAAAGTAGTCAAGCATGGAGACTCCGATGATATCATACATCAGATCTTCCTTACCATTGCGAGTGATATACTTTTCCTTTAGAATACCCCAAGGAGAAAGCATCTTTGCTGCTTTATGTCCAAGAACCTTCTTGATTCTCTTGATGAGATAAGGAAAGTCAAAGAAACGAATGTTCCAACCACTCACAACATCGGGATAATTCTTGGCAAAGTATTCAAGAAATTCCCTGAGCAGTTTCTGTTCATCTTGATATTCAAATACCTTGATATCAGTATCGCCAGGATTGAATATACCAAGACAGAAAGTTGCATTTCCGTGTTTACTGGAAAATACAGTAATTGCGATGATCTCTTCTTCAGGATCTTCAATTGAAGGCCATCCCTTTTCAGAGGTGGTTTCAATGTCAATATACATGATGTCTATCTGTGAAAAATCATAGGAAATATCAGTTCCATATTTCTTATTGATGAACTGATATTCGGTTTGAATATCACCATGAATCTCAAAATTCGGGACATCAGCATACTTCTCAGAGAATTCCTTGTATGACTGATAAGAATCAAATGTCATTTCATGAACATACTGACCATGAATCGTAAGAAAATCAGTTTTCTTTTTAGACGGCAGATAAACGCTTGGAACATATTCTTCACTCCTATAGACAGTTATGCCATTCTCTTTTTCTGTATAAAGAATGGACTTGAAATCATAAAATACATTTGTATAGAAATTCATTTTGAATGTAAATATGCTGCGAGAAGAACAGAATAATTAATAAGGTCTTCAAGAGTGTCGTATACGGTTTCATCCTCTACGCTTAATTCCCCTCTACTTGCGAATGATGCTAGTCTAGACATCTTGTCGGTCATGCGGACAAGAAAGGCCTGCTCTGTTGAACAAACACCAAGTGCTTCAGCACGACGGAAATTAGCAAATGGGTCGTTTCCAACACCAGCATAATCAGCATTCTTTTTCTTCATCATAACAAGAGCGGATTCACACATGGTTTCATGCATTTTAAAAAGGTCATCACGAGTCATATTATTCTCCAAATAGTCCTTCTAGTGTAGCAAATCCTGGGGATAAGTCAAATCCATTCTTGGAAAAACACCAAATATTTTCAATAAAAGTTGTGGTTAAATGTGCTTTAAGATCAGCAGAATCAACATTTTTTGGACGCTGCTTGATTCTCATTCCAATCTGACCATCAAATGTTCCACCAAGACTCTTGATATAATCTACCATTTGATCGCATGTATTATATCGTTTACCATATACATGTGGATCCATGATATTAATCATCATCGCTCCATTGTCGGTAAGGGATTCATAACACGCTTTCATTACTGGTGCGTAGAACTTATTCCACCAGTTGTCATATTCGCTGTAACGGAACCAAGATTGTTTCCAATCATCTCCACCCTCATCATATAGTTCAGTTGCAAAATATGGAGGAGATGTAAAAATACAATCATATTTATTAGCACGAACAACATCAAGGATATCTTCAGCAGGAGCATTGTATACAATCACTTCTTTACCAGAAGAACCAACGCAATGGAAAGCATCATAGAAATGACCATTCACTTCTTTCTGAAAATCAGTGATAATTGGATCTTTACCACTGATTAGTTTTTCATATGCAATACATTGATCCTTATATACACAAAATACACTTGGATTCGGATCTGTTCCCAGATACTGAGTCGCCTTTGATGTATAAAATCCTGCAAGGCGATCTCCCCATCCCATACTAAAATCAAGAACACGGAATTGATGAGCCTTTACCTTGAACTTAACAAAATCAAAGATTGTCTTTGCTACTTGTGGTTTAAACTGAGTAGCAACATATGCTCCAAGACGAAAGGATCCACGAATCTTTCCATGATTGATTCCACGATCTTCCATTCTCCAGAATGTCCAATTCATTTTCTTGAGTAGATCGGGAGAATACCAGTATTCATTTGGAGAAACAAATCCATGAGATCCACAATCATAGCGATTGCGTTGATGATAGTAATTGCTAATGTCATTGAAATAATGACCAAATGAAATTACAAATTTACCATGAGTTGAATATGGATATTTGTAATCCTCATATTTTTCAACGACTTCTCCTGATTCACGCATAATAAATTCCATATGCGGAGCAGCACGAAGTTCACGAAATTTCTTTTCAGAGTCTTCAATTGGAATTTGTCTAAAAGGAAATAACACAGAATACTTTGAAATATATTCTGCCATTCCTTCTTTGATTTCTTCTTTCTTGAAGAGAGTATTCATCTCTTCCCAATCAGTCCCACCAATAATTGGTATACCGTCATCCCCAGCGAACTTCTTTAGAAAGTTCACAACATCATCAAGTTTTGCTGTATTCATTGTATTCCTGTAGATCCAAACCCACCATCACGATTACCTCTCGCAAGTGGTCTTTCATTTGTAAAATTAATCAAGGTCTTATAATTAAAGACCATTTCTCCCTGAGCGATTCTATCATTATCGTAGATTCTGATCTTTTTCTGTGCTGTATTATACACAGGAATAAAAACTTCATGTACATAATCAGAATCAATTATACCAACACAATTAATAAGATTCAACCCTTGTTTGGTAGAAATCCCAGATCTTGGATAAATTCGTACAGAATGATTACATGGAATATCCATGATCAATCCAGTAGGAATCAATACTCTCCATTCACCAGGAATATCAATATAATTCTTACCAGAAGTATCCTGAGTTACAAGCATTTCCATAAGATTGTTTTCTTTGGTGTATGCTTTTACTGACCCCTGATAATGTAAAAATGCACTAAGATCAAAACATGCCGCATTCTCTGAACCATATTTTGGTTCAGGAACATCTTTGTGAAGTTTAAACAGTTTCAATTCCATAACTCAATTATACCATAAATACAATTCAAGTCAAGAGTCAACTATTGATATTACAAATAACGACATATTCTCCAAGATCTACTTGAGTATGTATAGTATTTGCTACCAACCCAACGGAAGAAAGCAGTTCGTCTAGTTCTGCTCGGGTATATCCTGCAAACTGTAGTTTTGCCAATCCCATCAGTCCTTCTTCTTTCATCACAGTGAACACAAGCCATTTCTTGGCAATCTTTTTACAGTTTGTTAACAGATCAAATAGTAGTTGTTTGTTCTTTGCTTTGTCTTCACCGATATTGTAAGTCACAGTACCGTATAGGCAAACAAGATCAAATTTCTTCTTGGGAAGTTTGGTGTGAGTCTTACACGGGCATAGTGCAAGTGCGTTTTCACGAATGTCCATTGCTTCATACGCAACCTCTGGCTTGTTCTTCTCTAACCATTTAAGCAGATTACATGGACCTGATCCAACATCCAACACAGAAGAGAACTCTAATGGAGCCAAGATACCAAATCTTCGTTGATACTGTTGATCACCATATCCAGTAGATTCTGGAGTTGGATAGAAGTAATTTATGTCACGGGAGTTGCCCATACAATCTCCCTTGGATTTTCTTGTGTGGTAATATCTCGCAATGCTTGACGGTAGACCGCCCACTCGGCTTTCTTCGCAGGTAGGAGAGGAGAGTCGGGCATTTGAGTCCAGTCAGTAGCAGTTAGTTCATTGTTCCGCATTGATCGGACAATTTCCCACGCATTGATATCGGAAATCGGATTGGCTGTTCGTGTCCCCGTAACGGTTTTGGTTATGTCATCAACAACATTGACTACATTGGAGAGCGTGTAAAACTGATTGGAATCAGGAGTGATTTCGGTGTAGGGATAGAACGCATATCCTGCATTTCCCGACCAAGACATATCCGACAACTCTGAATCGGAAAGAGCATTTGGATAGGAAAGGTTCTTCCATGCGGTTGGAAGTTCGTTGTGGATTTGCACGATTTCGAGGTTGTATAGTTCTGCGTATTTCATTTTGATTATATGTTTGTGTGCGGCCATGTATCAAGAATGGCGTTCGAGTCGCTTGTGTTGGTTACGGTGAGAGTTGTCGATCCTTCACCTGGACGAATTCGAGTGGTAATTCTAAAAAACAACCATTCATTATTTGAAACGCTGAATGTGGAGGAAACTGTATTTGCTTCAGCAGTAGGCATTATTGTAGTAAAAGTTGCGGGCTGGGTGTTAGTTGAGTTTACACCATAAGCCAGATTTGCGATTGTTAAATCGGTACTGTTGGTTACTGTGAGGTTGATACTTGAGGAAATTGCAGTTATCTGTTGACCGATTGTGTATATAAACCCTGATGTTTTGGCTAATGCTGAACTACTAGTATTATTCCAATTCACAGCGTTTGGCGTGACATCTGCCGCACTACCCTTCTTAGCATTTACACAGATTGATTTTGCGAGTCCTTGTAGCATTAGAAGTTCTGCCCTCCAACAAATCCTAACCAAGTACTACCACCGTCTCTACTCAAGAACGAGTACACATCAATTTTATTTAGGGTTGATGTGTAAGTCGGCGCAACACCTCCTGCCCATGAGGCAGCGGTATTTCCAATGTTCCAAGTCATTGTTCGTGCTGTGCCGTCTCCAACAAACAACAAAGAGAATCCAACAGCATTTGCATTTCCATTATCTGGAACATTTGTTACACTAAGTCCAGTACCTGCTAATGTATATTTTGTTCTGAATACTTGACCAGTACTAAGATCAATTGGTATTGGTGATCCTTTGCTTGCAAAATCTCCAAGATCAACATATCGCTCAAAGTAATCCAGCAACTCCACACGGGAAAGAACATTATCTTGTAGATTGACATTGCCACTAAAGGTTGCACCACTTGCAGTCAGACCACCGCTGAATGTAGCAAGACCTGTGTGTGCTGATGTGCTATTGAATGTCACACCCGAGGATGCAAAAATGTTGCTTGCAGTCAATCCACCGCTGAATGTAGCAAGACCTGTGTGTGCTGATGTGCTATTGAATGTCACACCAGCAGAGGCGTATAGTGTAGTTGAGGTGATACCCGCAGAGAATGTTTGAAGTGCGGTGAAGGTGTTTGCAACCCCCGTTGTAATACCACTCGATGGTGTTGCCCAACTCAATGTTGCTGGGGTTGCTCCATCAGTTGTTAGTACTTGATTAGCACTTCCATTTGATGCAGGGAATGTATATCCCCAACCATATCCATAAAATTGTATAGTTGATCCTGTTAATTTTACTGAATTTGTTGAACTGACAGTAAAAGAATTTGATAATGCTTCATGATCTAAACTATCTGAAGTTAAGTATAAGTTTTCTGAATTATTGGCTACTAATACGGCAGATGTGGTAAGAAAAATACCCGTGTTTCCATTAGCGACATATAAATTTCTTATATTTAATGCACCAGTACTTGGAACATATGAAAATGGCGTTGTGACATTGTCCACATAAAGTGCAGTATTTCCTTCTCCTCCAGCAAATACTGGATAGAATGTAGAACTATTATTGATTGAGGTAACCGTTGCAGCAGCTGCATAGGTAATAGAAACCGCACCTGTGATTCCATTCACAGAAGATACACCAGTAACTGCTCCAGTTGCTCCATTGAATGAAGTTACAAGTGCATTTGGGTCAACGAGAGTAACAACACCACCAACGGCATTTCCAACAAATAATTTTCTATCGGTTACATTTACCGCTAGTTCACCAGCAGAAAGACCAGCAGGAACAGATGCGGCTGTAAAGGAATTCTTTAATAAAACTTTTGCCATGTGTTACACTGCTACTTTTTGTTTTTTAACTTTACTTTCATTAATAGTTTTCTGCAATTCAGAATTCTCAAATTCAAGAGCAGAATATTTAATGGTTAGTTCTTTACTTTCATTAAGTGTTTTCTGCAATTCAGAATTCTCAACTTCGATAGCAGAAAACCTATTCCGTAGAATATCATATTCTCCAATGGCATTATTCTTCATCGACTCTTCTCGTACAAGTTTATCATTCAGATTGGACATATTCTGTTGCAGTTGATTTAACTGATTTACAGCATCGTTTCTGGCAGATGTATACTCGCCAATAGATTTATTGATATTCTCTATATTGAGTTTGAGATTCTCTATTTGATTGACCAGACCTTCTACTTTTTCATTTTCTTGATTTGCAAAAGACTCAAAGTCCTTTACCTTGGTTTGCTCAATCAATAACTTCGCCTCAAATACAAGGTTTAGACTCAATAAGTCTTTACACTTCTTCTCTAAGAATGGCAACACGACCTTATCATTATAATTCACTTCTTCCATTATATACCTCCATAGTATTTATTAGTATGTTCCACCATCAACAATAGCAGTGCTGTTTGATCCGAATAGATTGTTCACCGTGACTTTTCTGTTTGTGCCGTTTGCGCCGTCATCCACAATTAAGAGGTCATCTCCTATGATGGTTGTGGTTACCGTTCCGCCATCTATATCCAATGCAGATAGAGAAACTTTATTCGCAGTAGATATGGTAGCAAGTTTAGTATCTACTATACCAGCAGATGCATTGATATCTGCATCAAGAATGGATCCTGCCACATATGCAGCAGTAATAGTTATATCAGCAGAACCATTGAAGTTTGCCGTTCCTGATAAGTCTCCACCAAGTGTTATCGCACGAGTAGTCGTTAGTGTAGCAGCACTACCCGAGACATTTCCTGTCAAGGATGCGGTTATTGTTCCTGCTGAAAAATTACCAGATGCATCTCTAGCAACAATCTGAGATGCTGTATTTGCATAAGTCGCACCAGATGTTACGATATATTGTGTACCTTCTCCTGCTGCACCAGTAATGGTAAGACCTATACCAGCAACAGTAACATCGGCAGCATAATTTCCTGTGGTATCAGTTCCGAGTGCTACTGAATTAGCCGCAATCGTTGTGGTGATGGTTACATCTGAAGTTGCATCAAAACTAACAGTACCTGTGACATCACCACTAAGAGCAATATTTCTTGCTGTTGCTAAACTAGTCGCTGCATATGCAGTGAATCCTGCGGCATTTGGATTTTGCCAAGTGTTCGCACCGAGAGCATTTCCTCTGAGAATATATCCTGTTGTGGGTTCCGCATTGACATCAACAATGGTTCCAGTGAAATCTCTAAATGTATGAGTTTGATTTCCTGCTGCACTGCCAACAATCGTATCTGCTGTAACCGTACCATTTTGTAATAGTAAATTTGCAACATGAAGATTTCCATAGGAAACTCCTGTGACAACTTCACCAGTAACCGTTGAACTCTTCTGAAATGCGAATTCAGCAAGACTTGCATCCCAACCAAAGAATCCTGTACGACCAGCAGTATCATAATAATTAAATACAATACCACGATCTTTTCCCGAATCCGATGCGGAAATCGGTAGACCACCCGAGGTTCCAAGGGTAATCAGTGGATCGTCTATGGTCATCGTATTGCTATTGACTGTGGTGGTAGATCCGTTGATTGTGAGATCACCAGTAACAGTCAAATTACCACCAACTGTACCATTTCCAGTGGTTGTGATTGTGGTGAAACTTGGAGTAGCACTTACCGCAATAGTAACTGCTCCTGTAGCACCAGAAACCGTTATTTGATTTCCAGCAACCGCAGATTGAACACCAGTATTCGTAAAGGTGACGGCTCCTGTAGCTCCCGATACGGAAATTCCTGTTCCCGCAACCGCAGATACAACGCCTGTGTTCGTTAGGGTTATTCCACCAGCAGCAGCAGCAACGGAGACACCAGAACCACCATAAATATTAACCGCACCAGTAAGACCATTCAATGAAGATACTGCGCCTCCTGCGATATTATTATCAATATAGGTTTTTACTGCATTTTGGGTTGGAATCTTGTTATCACTAGTACCTAAAGTAACGCCAGTGGTAATTTCTGCACCAACTCGCAATGATGTTCCATCATTCTTTGCGACATATAGTGAATTTAACCCATCAACGAACGCTGGTTCGCCGAATGTAAGACCTGTGGGGAGAGTAGTTGTTGCGTTTCGCTTAATTCGAATTGTAGACATATTAGTAAGTTCCTCCGTCTATGTATATGAAACCGAACATTTGAATATCTCCCCCAACAGTTAAATTTCCAGAAATTGTTACATTATTTGGAAGACCAATGATAATATTGGGGCATATACTTGTTACTTCTATCTCTCCAGTTGTTCCTGTGATTCCAAGTATTCCAGTACAACCATTGATTGAATTTACGATATTAGGTGCGTAAACATTTCCAGTAAATGTCATTCCAGAAACTGGAACATTTACATTCATTACTGTAGAATTGATATTTAAAAGATCTGATCCAGTTGAACTGAATCCATTATAGATCGTAAAAAGTCCAGATGAATTATGAAGCAATGTATTGTACTGAGAAGTACCATTGGAATATCCTAAACGAATTGCACCTATTCTTCCAGCCGATGAATTGACTGGACCTTTGGTTGAAAGAAACCCAATTCCATCAGTTGTATCTGTTGCGATTATTTGACCAGAAGAAATTCCAGCAGCAAATTCTTGTATAGCAGTGAATGTTGTAAGTCTAGTTCTATTTACTGCACTATCTTGTGTAGTTCCATCTGGAAATTGAACATAGAATCCACGATCTGATATAGGTGGATTATTTCCAACTGCTATAGAACCTGGAAATACTGTTATTGGTACTTCTAGAGATCTTTCGTAATTTGTTCCATCACTATAAAATCTTGGAATACCAAGTTCATTATATAACCAATATAATTCACATTGTTCAGTGGATAAAACTGAAATAGCAACAACTGCCACACTATAGGCATCTGGGAATACAGAACCACCAGACACAACAATATCAATAACTCTGTTGTCAGAAGAACGAACAATTGCAACTCTATTATAGAATTGATCAATTGCTCCTGAATTTAATGATGGACTTGGTGCTGACATATTTTTACATCTTTGCTATTATACAACAATAACCATTTCCACCATTCCCACCAGTACCACCAGGAACTCCAGTGGCTCTAGCTGCCCCTCCCCCTCCACCGCCTCCACCGCGAAACCCATTGCCTCCATTACCACCACCCAGGGTTGCTGTGGCACTAGTGCTTGCCCCACCACCCGCACCACCAATTCCACCACCCAACAATTTCATACTAGTTCCAATCATAAATCTACCGTTTTGTCCAGCACCTAATGTTGGTCCTGCATTTATTCGCCCACCTAACGCTGCTGTTATTCCAAAAGTAGCACCGACAAGTGGTAAATTTAAATGATATAGAATTGGTCTATCTGTTGCATATGCATTAGTTGCTATTTCAATAGACCCACCTGTAAAGGGACTGGGTGTTGTATTACAACTACCACCACCAGCACCATTATTATTTCTTGCATCCAATATTACAACAGGAAGCAATGCAGTAGAAAATCCACCGTTTTGCCCAGAAGAATTTGCTATTGCAACAAATCCAAAATTTGAAAATTTACCTGCACCACCAGCAGCAACACCAGCAGCACTTGGCTGTGCTGCACTAGCTGCACCCACACCACCACCTTGCGCTTTGATGAACAATCCTGGAAACCCAGACATTGATATACTAGAATTTCCACCAGGTCCACCATTTGTGGCAGCTCTAGTACCTGGAATTGCACTACTGCCACCAGCACCACCAGCACCAATCGTCACATTAAGTGTTGTTGAAGGAAGATCATCCACAATCAAACAGTCAACATATATGATGCTTCCACCCGATCCCGCACCACCACCAGACGCATTATTAGTATTATTTCCAGCAGCACCACCACCGCCACCACCAGCACCACCAATTAAAAGAATCTGCAATGATGCAGCAGTAGGCGGAATAGCGTAAGATGCATTTGCGTCAAATTCAGTAACACTGATTATATTTGGTAATGCTATTCCAGTTGTAGAAGGAAATCCATATATCCCTTGATTCATAGAACTCCACTCTCAATAATTATATTATAGGTATCCGCTACATGAGTTGAAGCATATATTTGATATGCGTTTGCTCCGCTTACACCTGGAACTACCATTCCAACTAATTCTGGAATTTCTGTTCTATATGCTGAAGTAGTGGCAGAAACTGTTGTGCCATATACTGGTTTTTCTAATATAACTCTTCGAGTTGTTCCACTGTCTGGAGATAGAAAAAATCTTACAATTCCGCTAGAAGTTCCACTGACTCCATGAATTACTCCGCGAGTGATTCTTTTTCCAACACCAGATCCACCAGAGAATGTTGGTCCAGAACATACTAAAAATATATCAGTACCAATAGTTCCACCACCAGTTCTTCCAGTATTTGCTGTAGGACCAATTTGTGTGATATCAATTATAGGTGATGCGACAAATTGTGCGGTTGTTGCCATTGTATTTTCCTTAAATTATTCCTAATGCGTATAAAATTAATGGGGGTGTAAAAATATCACCAGTTCTACCATCATATGTAGAAACTCCAGCTAGTCCACCCCCAGCTCCAGATGAGTTGATTGTTATTATATTTCCAACAGAATTTATTGTAACATTGGTTCCTTGTGCCAATGTAACACCACCCGTAAATCCATTTATGGTCTGAACATATGAACCACTAATTGTTCCAGGTGTTCCGTCATTTCCTGTAGCACCTGTTGCTCCAACAACATATCCAATGGAGAATGATGCTCCGCGAATACCAAAATTATCTACTGGTGATATCCATAAGAATCCACCAGAAAGACCAATTGCGGTATAACCAGATCCTGTAGCACCAGTATTACCTGTTGTTCCATTATTACCAGTATTTCCAGTATTACCAGTGTTTCCTCTGATACCTGGAGAACCATCAGAACCAGTATTACCTGTATTACCTGTATTTCCTCTGATACCTGGAGAACCATCAGTACCAGTGTTACCAGTATTTCCAGTGTTACCTCTAATACCTGGAGAACCATCAGTACCAGTATTACCAGTGTTACCTGTATTTCCTTGTATACCTGGAGAACCAGTGTTACCTGTGTTACCAGTATTTCCAGTGTTACCTCTAATACCTGGAGAACCATCAGTACCAGTATTACCAGTGTTACCTGTATTTCCCCGTATACCTGGAGAACCATCAGTACCCGTATTACCAGTATTTCCTGTTGTTCCTAAAACATATCCTATAGAGAACGATGCTCCACGAATACCAAATCCATCTACTGGAGAAATCCATAAGAATCCACCAGATAATCCTATAGCAGTATAACCAGATCCTGTAGCACCTGTATTTCCTGTGTTACCCGTGTTACCAGTATTTCCAGCTGGTCCTGTTGCTCCTGTAGTACCAAAATTATCACCAACAATCAACCAAGCAGAACCATTCCAATTCCATTGAGTTCCGTTGAAAGTGTATGTTGGATTGAGGGCTGGATTTGAAGGAAAATCTAGTGGCATGGTAGTTTAATTATTTATTCCCAGAATATCCTCTGAACTATATCACACGCTTCTGCTCTTGTGGATTCTTGTCCATCCCAAACAACTGCGAGTATCTCTGCTTCTTTTTGATTTGATATTGTTCTTATTGCTTGTATTGAATCTTTAATCTGTTGTGTTTCTTCATCAGACAGCAATCCAAGTGCTGCGTTTCTTTGCTTATATTCTGGAACAGCAGTGGTAATAATTTCTTTCGCCTTTTTTCTTATATGCTGCAATTGATAAATTACACAATTATTGAAATTTCGGTTATCAATAACTATTAGATTTCCTGTAACTGTATCATGAATATGTTCTTTAAATATTTTCATCAAAGTATCCTAAATTGCATAGATGGACATACTATTGCAATCGCTCCACTAGCATCATCAACAAATCTTACATTTGTTGCAACAGCAGGTAATGTATAACCACTACCTTCAGATGCAGCTATTGTGTTGTTATAACCAGATAATAAATCTTTTGATCCAAAGAAAGAAACCGAAGAATTTCCCTTCAATCCTTGTGCGGTTAATGTTGGAGTGCTGTCAAATACAGATGCAATCCAATAATTTCCTGGATTTAAAGTTACAAATCCACTACCATTGGTTATAGATGTGTTTACTGTTCCAGAACTAACTGCTGTAGATGGTGTACTAAACATTCTATTATTAGGCATTCCATATAAATTAATGTCATAAATTCCCATATACACATTACCAGTGGCACTAGTAGACCAACTACTTATTCTCAATCCCTGTATTGTACACCGAGTCTGTATTACTATTGGTGCAAAATAAATTCTTTGTGCGCGTACAGGTGCTGAAGATCCACTATTATAATTAACAGGATGATACCATACATTAGCTCCATCTTGTGTATTTGCTGTAGTTCCATCTGGGTATGTAAACAAATTTGCACTAGAAGTCATTCCATAATAGAACTCATACACATAAGCATTTCCAGTTTTACCATTTACTCCAGTAACACCACCAGCGAATGTAATATCACCAGTTGATCCATTGAACGAAGTTACGGAATTGTGAATTCCAACAAGTGTTGTAGACACATTTGGGAATGTTATTACTGATGCAAATGTTCCACCTTCAATTGTCACATCACCACCACTAAATCCAAGAGTTCTTTGTGTTATACCACCAGAAATCAAGAATCCATCATTTGCACTGGTCATTCCTAGAATAGTAGCAACTGTAGTTCCTGCGGATGCTGTAGTTAGAGTAATTCCTATTCCAGCAAATAGAGTTGTTCCACTACCACCAGATGTAGAAACCGTTCCCCAATAAAGTCCAGCATCGCCTCTTGTCAGTAATGCTTGACCAGTAGTTCCATTTGATGCAGGGAATGTATATCCCCAACCAGATCCATAAAATTGTATAGTTGGAGCAGTTAATTTTAATTTAACATTTGATTGAACTGTAAATGGTGATGTTCCATTATTACCAATATAGGTAGCAGAAACAGTTGATGAGTCTGAACTAGTATTAAATTCAAGATCGGTTGCGTTCAATGAGGATGAATTCAATCCAGTTTCTATGATAAATATCTTTGCTGTTAATGCACCAAGACTTGGAACATATGTAAATGGTGTAGCGACATCATCAATATAAATGTAAGTATTTCCAGAACCTCCAGCAAATAATGGATAGAATGTTGATGATGAATTTGTTGATCGTATATCGGTTGGACCACATGCTCCAGTAGCACCAGGGTTTCCAGTATTACCTGTATTGCCTGTGTTACCAGTATTTCCTGTATTTCCATTGTTTCCAGTATTGCCTGTGTTTCCAGTATTTCCAGTGTTTCCCATTGACCCAACAACATATCCTATAGAGAATGATGCTCCGCGAATACCAAAATTATCTACTGGTGATATCCAGAGGAATCCACCAGATAATCCTATAGCAGTATAACCAGATCCTGTAGCACCAGTGTTACCAGTGTTTCCATTGTTACCAGTATTTCCAGTATTACCAGTGTTTCCATTGTTACCTGTATTGCCTGTGTTGCCAGTGTTTCCAGTATTTCCAGTATTTCCAGTATTACCTGTGTTTCCATTATTTCCTGTATTACCTGTGTTACCAGTGTTTCCTGTATTTCCTTGAACATATCCAATGGAGAATGATGCTCCACGAATACCAAATCCATCTATTGGTGATATCCAAAGAAACCCACCAGACAGTCCAGCGGCAGTATAACCAGATCCTGTAGCACCTGTGTTACCAGTGTTACCAGTATTTCCCGTAGAACCTGTGTTTCCCGTAGAACCTGTGTTTCCCGTAGAACCTGCAACAGTTCCTACACTAGAAGATATTGTAAATGTATTTCCTGTCTGAGTGATTGTTATAAACGATCCAGCAGAAATACCAACATTTCCAGTTTTTCCATTGAATAGAGCAACATAATCACCAGAGACTACTCCACTCGGACCAGTTGCTCCTTGAGGACCAGGAATTCCTTTAAGGAATTGAACCCATTGAGAAGAATCTCCGTCATAAAAATAAGTGAGCAATGCTCCAGTATTGCTATCTAACCATTGATCTCCACCAGTTGGATTGGAAGGAGCAGTTGCACCAAAAGCAAAATTAACACCACCAGATGGACCTTGAGAACCAGCAGTACCAGTATTTCCTGTGTTACCTGTATTTCCTTGAATACCTGGAGAACCAGTATTTCCTGTGTTACCTTGAATACCTGGAGAACCAGTATTTCCTGTGTTACCTTGAATACCTGGAGAACCAGTATTTCCTGTGTTACCTTGAATACCTGGAGAACCAGTATTTCCTGTATTTCCTTGAATACCTGGAGAACCAGTATTTCCTGTGTTACCTGTATTTCCTTGAATACCTGGAGAACCAGTATTTCCTGTATTTCCTTGAATACCTGGAGAACCAGTATTTCCTGTGTTACCTGTATTTCCTTGAATACCTGGAGAACCAGTATTACCAGTATTACCTGTATTTCCTTGAATACCTGGAGAACCAGTATTACCAGTATTACCTGTATTTCCTTGAATACCTGGAGAACCAGTATTTCCTGTGTTACCTTGAATACCTGGAGAACCATCAGAACCAGTGTTACCAGTATTTCCTGTGTTACCTTGAATACCTGAAGAACCAGTATTTCCTGTGTTACCAGTGTTACCTTGAATACCTGGAGAACCAGTATTTCCTGTGTTACCTCTTATACCTTGAACACCATCAGTACCTGTATTTCCAGTATTACCAGTATTTCCTCGTATACCTTGAGCACCATCAGAACCAGTATTACCAGTGTTACCTCTTATGCCTTGAGCACCATCAGTACCTGTATTACCAGTATTACCAGTTGATCCTAAAACATATCCTATAGAGAATGATGCTCCACGAACTCCAGTATTACTTACAGGAGAAACCCAAAGGAACCCACCAGAAAGACCAATTGCAGTATAACCAGAACCAGTAGCACCTGTAGAACCTGTATTTCCTCGTATACCTTGAGCACCAGCACCACCAGCAATTGCTGGACCCAATGGAGCAGCAACCAATACTGTGGATGGTAATGTGTTGTTGACTACTAAGTTATTAGCAGAACTCTCCGTAACAATTGTGTTCGGAGGAATTTGAGTTACTACCAGTATTGGTTTCTCTTCTGCCATCTTTTATGCTCTCGTAATTTCTCTTGAGACTTCAAATGAACCTTCCATAAGTCTCATCACTTCATTGAGCGAGTTCTTTAATTCAAGATCATAAAAATGCTTTCCATTTGGAACATTAGTCATAGTATCAGCATCAACTCTTAGGAATATTCCACCAGTAAATGATGCTGCTCCAGAAATAGAAGTATTGAAACTAATTCCACCAATACCAGCAATTCCACTACCAATAGCAAATTCTCCAGTAATACCACCACCAGTAACACCATTTTGAGTTAAGAATAAAATAACATTTGGATCTTTTGAGGATCTTCGGACTTGCATTCTTCCTGTAAAATTTCCAATATCAATTCCAGTTCCACCAGAAAATTTATAATGCAAATGCAACTTAAATGTTGCACCCTGATCTGCTTGTATATCGTACCGTGATGCTGGCATATAATTTCTCCGTTATATTTATATAATAATTATGTGTCTGCTGTACCTGTAAATCCGTCTAATACCACACCTGCATTTGATTGATTACCAATTGTGAATTCATTGCTAATTGGATATCCTCCAAAAGGAGAACTCCACGCAAAATATACAAAAGCGACATAATCGTTATTATTGACGACAACTGTATCACAATCATCACTTGAGAATGCACCAGCGGCAGTAAATCCGTGTGTCATATCACACGGTAATCTATATTGTGGATTGCCATCTATATCTTCATTAAAAGGATCAAATGTCAATCCAGCAGGAACTCCTAGACCTACAGCTTTAATATTATATAATGTAAGACCTTCTGGTAATGGGGTCGGTGATACACGATAAAACAAATAATTATTTGTGCCTCTAACCCAAGTAAAGCTTATTGTTATGGGTGAAGCAATACCAGTTATTCGTTGTTCAGATACAGTATGTTTTTGTTCAGTTGCATTATAAATAATATCTCCCCAATTAACTGATAGACTAGTGGATCCTTGAATTTTTATTGGTGTCAGATAAGCAGGACGACAATTAGGAAGTATCATCCAGTCAATCCTCCTGCCAGATTGAATGTATCGGTGGTATAAGAAATCAAACTTACAGCAGCATGTTGACCAGCAATATTTTTCTGATTCTGGAAACTATTGATTATCACACCACTAGCGGCACTTATTCCAACATTTCCAGTATTGAGACGAATAACTGTTGTTGTGTGACCGATGGGCAATCCAGTAGGAACAGTAAGTGTGATTCCAGAAGTAGAATCCATGGTTATAATTTTGCCGCTATCTGATCCTAGCATAGTATAACTTGCTGTTTTGACATTGATTGCACCAGCTGTTATTCTATACCCAGAATCTGATGTGATACCAGAAGCAGAAATTCCACTATAAGAATTAAATGATCCAAATAAAGTCATTCCACCAGAGGCGGTGATGCCAGCATTGAATACTTGACGAACAGTAAAGGTATTTCCAAGATTGGTAAATGCCACATTTGTTATAGCACCTGTAGCACCATTGATTGATGTAACACCTTGAATATTACCAGTTCTTCCATTGAATGTAATGACATAATCCCCAACTGGACCTGTAGCACCCGTGTTTCCCGTTGACCCAACAACATATCCTATAGAGAATGATGCTCCACGAATACCAAATCCATCTATAGGTGATATCCAAAGGAACCCACCAGACAGTCCAGCGGCGGTATATCCATAACCAGTAGCACCTGTGTTACCAGTATTACCTGTATTTCCAGTATTGCCTGTATTTCCATTGTTACCTGTATTTCCTGTATTGCCTGTGTTACCCGTTGACCCAACAACATATCCTATAGAGAATGATGCTCCACGAATACCAAATCCATCTATAGGTGATATCCATAAGAATCCACCAGAAAGACCAGCGGCGGTATATCCATAACCAGTTGCTCCAGTAGCACCTGTGTTTCCTGTGTTACCATTATTGCCTGTATTGCCAGTGTTACCAGTCCCACCAGCACCACCAATAATAGCAATCGTATAGGTGTTTCCAGATTTGTTTAGAGTGATTCCAGAACCAGCAGAGATCCCAACAGCACCAGTACTTCCATTTATTGAAGCAACATACTGCAAATTGCTATTCAGTAATGTTCCTGTGGTCGCTGGCAGAGTATGATCTAAATTTTCAGTCTGTGAAGCCTGTGGTTTAATGTTATTGTTATATGAAGTTTCACTTCCATCAGATCCCTGTAGTCTGAGTGTAGCATTCGCTCCTGGCAGAACATTGGTTGCAATAGTCAGCAGTGCTGCTGCATTCTGAACTGTCGTGGCAGTTGATGCAAGAGTGGTGAGACTTCCACCAAAATAATTCTGTCCATTGTTCGAGGGATTGAATGATGCTATAGAAGATACAGTTATAGAAGCAGAGGTAATGCCAGCATTCATTACTTGTTTGACAGTAAATGTATTTCCAAGATTTGTAAATGCCACATTTATTATAGCACCTGTAGCACCATTGATTGATGTGACACCTTGAATGTTACCAGTTCTTCCATTGAATGTAATGACATAATCACCAACTGGACCAGTTGCTCCAGTATTACCAGTAGCACCAGTGTTACCCAAAAGTGGAGTAGAATAAACTGTCCACGAATCACCAGTCCACTTCCAAGAAGAAGTGCCAAAGGTATAAATGTAATTCAGTGCTGGGGATGGAGGGAAATCTAATGGCATCTATTATCCTTTAATATTTATAGTTCATAACGAATTACCAAGAGGAAATTGCTGCGCGTTTCCAAGTGTTTGTTCCAATGCAGACATAGATGTAGTTCGTGTCGTAAACAATGTCTCCCGTTGTACCTGTCGCACTAGCGGAGGTGGGAGTTAACTCGTAAAGTCTTTGACTACCTTGAGATGCAGCATTTAATGGTTGAACCCATTGTGGAGAATCACCATCGTAGATATATACAAATTCAATTCCTGTGTTGGAATTCATCCACCTATCGCCAGTAGTTATACCAGAATTCGGAGCAGCAGATTGATAATAGAATATTGGTCCTTGGCCTGTAGCACCTGTGTTTCCAGTATTTCCTTGAACATATCCAATGGAGAATGATGCTCCACGAATACCAAATCCATCTATAGGGGATATCCATAAGAATCCACCAGACAGTCCAGCGGCGGTATATCCATAACCAGTAGCACCTGTGTTTCCAGTGTTACCTGTATTTCCAGTATTGCCTGTATTACCAGTGTTTCCATTGTTGCCTGTATTTCCAGTATTTCCAGTATTACCAGTGTTTCCTTGAACATATCCTATAGAGAATGATGCTCCGCGAATACCAAATCCATCCACTGGAGATATCCAAAGAAATCCACCAGAAATACCAGCGGCAGTATATCCATAACCAGTAGCACCAGTAGTTCCAGTGTTTCCATTGTTACCTGTATTACCAGTATTTCCTTGAACATATCCTACACTAAAGGAAGCACCTTTAGTACCAAGATTATTTGTCGAACTAATCCAAAGGAATCCACCAGATATACCAATTGCAGTATATCCAGATCCTGTAGCACCTGCATTACCAGTATTACCTGTGTTACCAGTATTTCCTGTGTTTCCTGTGTTTCCAGTATTGCCAGTATTGCCAGTATTGCCTGTGTTACCAGTGTTACCCTGAACATATCCAATGGAGAATGATGCTCCACGAATACCAAATCCATCTATAGGTGATATCCAAAGGAACCCACCAGAAATACCAGCGGCAGTATATCCATAACCAGTTGCTCCAGTAGCACCTGTGTTTCCATTGTTACCAGTGTTTCCAGTGTTACCAGCATTTCCTGCATTACCAGTATTTCCTGTGTTTCCTGTGTTTCCCGTATTGCCAGTATTACCAGTGTTTCCCGTATTTCCTTGAACATATCCAATGGAGAATGATGCTCCACGAATACCAAATCCATCTATAGGTGATATCCAAAGGAACCCACCAGAAATACCAGCAGCAGTATATCCATAACCAGTAGCACCTGTGTTACCAGTGTTTCCATTGTTACCAGTATTTCCAGTATTACCAGTGTTTCCATTGTTGCCTGTATTTCCAGTATTACCAGTGTTTCCCGTATTGCCTGTATTACCAGTGTTTCCAGTATTACCCGTAACAGTTCCTACACTAGAAGATATTGTAAATGTATTTCCAGTTTGCGTGATTGTTATAAACTCTCCAGCAGAAATACCAACTATACCCGTTTTTCCTGTAAATGAATTTACAATATTTGGTGCGTAAATATTACCAGTAAATGTAGCACCAGAAATTGGAACATTCACATTCATGACTGTTGAATTGATATTTAAAAGGTTAGATCCAGTATTACTGACTCCGTTATAGATGGTAAAAAGTCCATCAGATTGATAAAGAAATGTATTAAATGTTGTCGTGGAATAATTACCCAATCTGATAGCACCAATTCGTGATTGACCTGTAGTGGAAACCTTTAATGCTCCAGTACTTGAATGTTGAACATATAATGGATCAACATTTGCTGTATTGTTTTGTATATAAACTGTAGCATTACTGAAAGAAATTCCAGATGTAGCACTAATACCAGAATTAAATACTTGAATAACACTAAAGGTATTTCCAAGATTTGTAAATGCCACATTTGTTATAGCACCTGTAGCACCATTGATTGATGTTACACCTTGAATGTCACCCGTTCTTCCATTGAATGTAGCGACATAATCTCCAACTGGACCTGTAGCACCAGTATTTCCTTGAATGCCTGGAGAACCATCAGTACCCGTATTACCAGTATTTCCTGTGTTACCTGTATTTCCTTGAATACCTGGAGAACCAGTATTTCCTGTATTACCTGTATTTCCTTGAATACCTGGAGAACCAGTATTTCCAGTGTTACCTTGAATACCTGGAGAACCAGTATTTCCAGTGTTACCAGTTACACCTGCTGCACCTGCTGCACCTGCTGCACCTGCTGGGCCCACTGTTCCAGCATTTAATGGTTGAACCCATTGTGGAGAGTCACCATCGTAGATATATACAAATTCAATTCCTGTGTCAGAATCCATCCACCTGTCGCCAGTAGTTATACCAGAAGTTGGACCAGCAGATTGATAATAGAATATTGTTCCTTGACCAGCAGTACCAGTAGTGGCAATTGTTATAATTCCACCAGTACCACTTAGAGTGATACCAGACCCCGCTGAGAGCGTGACCCCACCAATGAATCCGTTTATGGATATTACATAAGGACCACTAATACCACCAGAACCCCCTGTGCTAGTTCCTAGATCTAGTCTATCCCACGCGATGCCATTATATGACCACACACGACTATTAACGCCGTGTGTGGTTCCTGAAATTGGATTTATTGGAAATGCCATAGTTTACTATAGCACTATTTATACAAAATTATTTGACTTTTTGTTTCTTTCGTTCCTTAAATTTTTGGGATTTAATTTCAGGAACTGGTTGTGTTTTTTGTATGTGTGCTTCGTATTGTTTTCGTTGTTGATCTATTTGTTCAAGAATTGTTTTATATTGATTATAATTTTGTTGAACTCTATCAATTTCACCCTTTGGTAGTCTATTTTCTTCCAATAGTTTCTTACATGCAAGAAATCCGAGTTCTGGTCTACCAGCAGCGAATGCTGTTGCTCCCAGTTCATCTAATGCCACAAAGTTATAAATGGCATCAGGAACAAATAGAATCTCACCTTGAGGTAGTGGCATTTCTGCTGCCATTCGTGCAAATACAAATGCGGCAGCTGGTTGATTATACTTTTGACGAAGAACCTGAGAAATATGAACTAATGGTTCAGAACGAATTGGACGGTAATTATATGCATCAAGGAATGATGCTTGAATCTCAGGCCACGGTCTATCCATCATTGCGCGACATACAGCAACCCGATAAAGTGCGTAATAAACTTCCTCTGCCCATCCACCCATTTCAGCACGCTTCTTATACGCTGCCTCAGACTTTTCCCATTGCTGAGAATCAAAATACGATTGTGCAAGATAGAATTGATACCTAGTGTTGGTTGGTTCATCCACCATTGCAATTTCAAGCATATCGGCATCTCTCTTGTATTTTTCTACTGGAGTAATTCCAACATTTCTTGCACCAAGAGTTCGTGCATTCAGATTATACTTACCTTCAATCTTTGTAAGCATTGGTTGTTCTTTAGCACATGCTGGATATTCGTGAAGAACACCTTTGTATTCCCACTTGGCATCCATTCGGAAAATTTGAGTTCTCCACCAAGAGAAATCTTCGCGACCCATGCGAATCACATATCCATCTGCGGTCATTTCTGGTGGAAATTTAAAATCACCTTCTATGCAGTCATCCGCATCAATCATCCAGATATAATCACACTTACCATCACAATGGCGAAGTGCCTGAGTTCTATTGTGACCAAAGTTCTTCCACTCATCTTGATGAATCTCACCAGGAATTCCTTTTTCTGCAAAGAAATTCTTAATGATATCCTGAGTCCCATCGGTGGATCCAGTATCGGAAACAATCCAGTAATCAATGTACTTGTAAATAGAATTCAAACACTCATGAATAATATGAGATTCATTCTTAACGATCATAGATAGTGCAATTTTTGGTTTCATAATTAATACAATTCTTTAGATATTATAATTGGAACTTTCCAACTCTTTGATATTTATAAAGACTACATCTTTGTTTATAAGATCTTGATTATTTGCCTTGATATATTCAAAGAAATTCCATGCTAGAACAACAACTGCCTTTGGAATATTATTAAGAAAATAATCTTTACTTCGGATTGGAATATTTACGCATGGAATGAACTTTCCTTTTTTGAGCAGATTATCGTCTACCGTATAATCCAATTTATTTGAATTAATTCCATAATAATTTAAGGATGTAGTTGCTTTTGCTGGAGCTCCATATCCACAGATAACATCATATTTTTCCTTCAATTTGGAAAAATTTGACAGGACATTTTGTTTGACTTCTCGCACACGAATACCAAAATTGGTATAGGTGTGAAGGTTAGTAAGTCCAAAAATAAGTTCATCTTGTAAGAATTGATTGACACTGGCATCAATATTATTTCCGAGATTCTTCACATAAACTCGGATTGACCCACCATGTGTATTGATGTGTTCTATTTTCACTACAGACAAGTTTAGATTATTGAAGAAATTATTAATGGATGTAACACTCCAATAATTCGTATGCTCATGATAAATGTTATCAAAAGTCATATCCTTTATGGTGTCAAGTAAATACTGAACTTCAACGATAAAAGTTCCATCTGTTTCCAAAATCTCAAATGCTCCATTTGCTATTTCGGCAAGATTATCCGAGTGAGCAAAAACATTTGATGCTGTTACCAACTTTGCCTTGCCATAATTTTTGACAATTTTCTTTGCAGTCTTCATGTCAAAGTAGTTGTTTATGGTCTTGATCTTATTCTTGTTAGCAAGTTTAGCAATATTCTTTGCTGGTTCAACACCAACAACATTGACACCTTTATCCATAAGTGGTTTCAAAGCAATACCATCATTGCTTCCAATATCAACAACTAAAGTGGTAGAGTCCAATCCAAGTTCATTGATATATTTGTCAGCAACATCTTCAAAGTGCTTTCTAAAAATAGCAGCAGTAGATGAAACATAAAGATAATTATCAAACATCTTCCCTGGCGGAACAACTACAGAAAGTTGACAATTATGACACTTGGGGCAATAATTCATCTCAAGTGGATATGTTTCAGACTTAGCATCAACAGAATCTGTAAGATTATTTGCGAGTGGTGAAGCACCAAGAGAAACAACGCGCTCAAGATGCTTGTTATTGCAACATCTACAGGTTGTCTTGTAAGTAGAGAGTAGTTTATCTCGCATCTCATCATCTACCAACTTATACGGAATAGTATGAGTGACACCATAATTTTCATGCTCGCGCTCTCCACAAACCAAATTCAAGAAAACAGAGTCTTCCGTGAATACCATTGTGTGTGCTACATTTGGTTTGATGATTGCAATATCACCTTCATTGATGACTCGGGTTTCAATTTGAGCATTTGCAACTGAAAGATCCTTAATGACACTAATATATTGACCCTTAACCAATAGACATTTTTGTTCTTGAATTGGGTGATAATGATTGGCACGAACAGTACCCTTCTTAGATTCAATATATCCAATAAGATTAATTGGTTCAGTTAGTTCGTAATTGTTGATTCTTCCACGGGAATCTACAAATTCCTTTCCACCACGATCAATGTATTCAAGAGCAGGATTAATATTCTTGACAGACCAATTCGTAATCATTTCCTTCAAACACTCTTTAATATTATAACAGAATTGGAATCCTGTACTAAGAAGTTTAGTATTAGAAATGGTATAACCAAGATTTGGAATTTCATCTTGTGTTTCAATAAGTGTCAATTTTGGATTGATTTCCTTACACATTTCAGCAACTTGTTTGACTGTCATGTTTTCTTTGGCAAGATGAAAAATTTCTCGTTGAATATCATTCTTCTCTGCCATGAACTTCATGCAACGAGCAACATCAAACAGTGGAACAAGACTCTTAAGTTGCACCCCACCTGAGAACAATTTAATTGTTCCGTTCTGAGATGCAATCTTTGAGAATAGATTTGGCATAATCCCCATACGCATGGTATCAGTTGAATATCCATACACTGATCCAAGACGAAGAATAACATAATTTAGATCTGATGCATATAGATCAATTTCAGATTGAACTTTTCCAACAGAATAGGTAAGAACAGCACACGGTGGTTCTGTTTCCAAAATATCAGTTTTAGTTTCAGCAAATCCTTCATAAACAACATGGGTTGATGGAAAAATAATCTTGCAATCTTTTCGGACATACTTGATTATATTGCGTGTGCCTTCAATTCCTGTAACACGAATTTCATTATCTTGTACTTCGTTTGATCCAGTCTTAGTGTATGCAACATCAGTAACTCCAGCGAGATGAATGACAATGTCTGCATCACCGAGTATTTCTGAAATTACTTTTTCGTCTAAAATAGATGCTTGAACGAAATTGATTCCCCAATCCCTGAGTTGTTTGACTCGCTCAGAAACAAATCGCGAATCAACGACTGTTATATTATTAAACCTTGCTTCTCCAGAATATAATTTGCAAAGTTCTGATCCAATATAACCAAGACCACCAGTAATCACTATTTTTTTCATAATATTTAATTCCAATTGTTAACCAATGTTACTAACATTGTATTATTATATATTTGTCCAATCTACGCCAGTAGGCAGAAGTGTTGTATGTCCAGAATAACTTGGAATTGGACTATATAATTCTCGTCCCGTTCCTATTATTTCATTAAACATATCAAAATCTCTACCTCTTTCAGTTCCGAAAGGTTCTGTCCATTTCCTTAATATTTCAAAATCCTCACGGAGAACCTTTGTAGTACATGCAAATGTGAAGCAGGTTGTCGGCACAGTTCTCCACCAACCAGATTGTAAATAATGAATTTTGCTTTTTATATTCATATTATCTTGAAGATCGCAATAATTTCTATATGTTCGTGTGTTTGTATCCCAATGAAATGGGTAATACTTATCAGGATGATCATAAAGAGTAACATATTGATCTTTAGCAAAAGATGAGAAAATCTCAATCAATGCTTCCTTTGATCCTTTTCTATGTAGATAGTCGCTCTCCACAAAATAATTGATAACATCATCATCATTGTTATATGCTATTTGCCAAACTTTAAAGAATCCTATAGAATTACCATCATTGGTAATTTTATAATTAAATTTATGTTTATTACAAATCTCAATAACTTCAGATACTGTAGCATCTGATGAATTATCAATAAAAACGGTACACTCATCAGAGATTGGATTGAAGTTTTTTATAAAATTTTCAAAACAAATCTTCCATGTATATCCCCACCCCATTCTCGCCTTATCACATAATCTATAATAGCATTTGATTTTCATTTAATTACCATCCTATAAATTTATCTTTTGTTTCCAATTTAAATTTTACATTTAAATTCAAATTGTATTTTTTAATTAAGTTTTTATTGTTGAAAGTTTTTGAATAAGTCGGAATAGACATAAATGGTACATTATTGTCATATGCAATAAGAAAGTACAGTTTACGCATAAAATCTATCTCTCATATCCAAATCTGCTGTTGACATCACTGTGTTTAGTTTTGTTTGCTTCAATATCCATGCATATGTCTTTTCCATACCAGAGCGAAGTGATTGACTAGGAACCCAACCAATTTTACTCTTATAGAGTTTATTATCTGAGTTTCTTCCACGAACACCAACTGGACCAGAGATGTTATTAATAAGTAGATTCTTTCCTGCAATCTCTATTGCCATTCTAGCAAGATCATTGATTTTAATCATCTCTTCTGATCCAATATTAACGGGACCAATGAACTCAGAATTCATTAATCTACAGGTAGCTTCAACACATTCATCGATATACAAAAAGGAACGAGTCTGTTGACCATCTCCCCATACTTCAATATATGAATCAGATGATTCTGCTACCTTTCTACACATGGCAGCAGGTGCTTTCTCCTTGCCACCTTTCCAAGTCCCCTCTGGTCCGAATATATTGTGATATCGAGCAATACGAACATCTAGACCGTGGTTTCGGTTGAAGGCGAGGTAGAGTCTTTCGCTAAAGAGTTTCTCCCATCCATATTCACTGTCTGGTGCAGCAGGGTACGCAGAGTCTTCAGAGCACTTTGGATTATCTGGATCTTCTTGGTTGTAGGCAGGGTACATACACGCAGAAGATGAGTAGAACACCTTACCAACCTTTGTGTTATGACAACGCTCTACTACATTAAGATTGATGAGAGCAGAGTTATGCATGATGTCTGCATCATGTTCACCCGTGAAGATGTATCCCGCTCCACCCATGTCAGCCGCCATTTGATATACCTCATCAAATTGGAGGTCGAATGCGTTATCGCACACAACTTGGTTTCGTAGATCTCCAATGATAAAATCATCTGCTGGAGACTTTGAGAATTCTGGGTATTTTAGATCTACAACACGAACCCAATGACCATCTTTCTTGAATTTCTTTACAAGATGAGAACCAATAAATCCACCCCCACCAAGTACTAAAATCTTTTTCATCGTATATAATCCTTAAATTTTTCAATGTTCTGTTGTACATACACTGGTAGAGTATTTATATGATCCACAACCAAGTTAATTCCTTCATTGGTTCTCCCAAGAACATCAGTTAAATTTTCTCTATACATTTTCAATGAATCAAGCGTGATGTAATCAAATTCAGTATGAGCATAGTTATCTATTATGTTTTTCATGTTTTCCGCAGATCCAATGCACGAAAAATGCCATCCTCCATTTACTATGCTTGGATACTGACTATTGGTTAAAGATGACTTAAACTGTTGAGTGCCAATTTTATCAATTGTGGATTTAGTTGCTATTCCAGCATGACTCCACCTAATCCCACATGCTCTAGTATTTAAATACCAATAATAAAGATTTTGCGCAAATGTATAAGATCCTCCATCCCATTTTTCTTTTACTTCTTTAAGTTTTTGACATGAAATAATTTCATCCACATCTGCAATTATGATTAAATCATTTTCGGATGCATCTACAATTCCTTTTGTTATCATTCGTCTTTGTAATTGATCATTATCATGAGCCCAATGTTTGGTAGTATGCGGTTTATAGAATTGATCTGCGCCAATCACAACATGTATTATTTTATCAAGAAATGGTTTAAATCTATCTTTATTTTCTTTAAAGTATAAATTTTTTTCTTTGTACTGATGTGTTAATTCTGCTTCAACCAAAACAAAATAATCAACTTCAGAATTTAGTTCATTTAATCTAATTTCAAGAATATCTAATTCATTATAAAATTGAAAACAATCATAAACTTTCATAATCGTTCCATCTTTCAATTATTTTCGAAACCATAGGGATAAATAATCCACTATGAAATCCAAATGTAGTTTCTAGTTCCTGTTCTGTTACTAGCATACTTCCAAGAGCAAATTTCTTTGCAAATTCTCCTGTTGGGAAAATACAACCCATCTGTTCAAAATAATTTCTAAGAGATACACATATAATAATATCTTCACCCATTCCAGAATTGGTCATCTTAGAAATAAATTCTTTATTTAGATTTGCTCCTGCCTGTAATAGTTTTTTACTTCTCAAGCAAAATCCACCGCATCCCACTTCATGTTTAGGTTCAATTACCCACGGAAAGTGTCCTGGTTTCATATGTATCCATGGACACCCTATGTAATCGTAATTGAAAAATTCATCAGTCCAGTTTGTTGGTTTACAAATATAACCATCTGTTTGTACAATTAAACAATAATCAGTATTTACATAAGAATTCAAGTCAGTGATACAAAAAGTATTATATTCTGGATATGACATGTTTTCAATATTATGAATTATAATTTTATCATTAGATTTTATGTTTTTATCTGATGTAATTAAAATTACAGACCCAAACTGTATTTTGCGAGTACATATATCAATAACATCAAGAATTTTTTCAGTATCTTTGCCAGTACCATCTATTGTTACCAAAGTTATTTTTGATAATTCAATCATCCATTATCTCTTTTCAAAACAGTAAGACCATTACAGTTTGTAAAAATTTCATGAATTTTCCATTGCGGATTTTCAATAATAAATTTTTCAATAGCAGTCCATATTCCATCACCCTCAAGGATGGGGGATCCAGTAGCCTCTCCTGGCTCATTTGTGAATCGGTAATTCACTGTGTCATGAAATATTAAATACTTTCTTGCTTTATTGCCATGCAATTTTAATTCTGTTGTAATTTGATTATGCGTGTGTAAAGTGTCAATAAAAAGTAAATCGGTTTCTTCTATTTCTATCTTGGTGGTATCTCCTAGAATAAATTGATAATCAATATTATTTAAAGAACAATAATCTATTATGCCATTCATTCTATCTCCGCATTGATGACTGTCCCAGTGCAATGATTCTTGTGTAAGATTGCGCGGATCAACTATATCAATTGATATAAATTTCTTAGGTTTAGCGACAGCAAATGCAAAAGTTGATACAACCCAACGGACTCCCAGTTCTATCACATGGTCGCATTCACTTGCATACCGTTTTAGTGTTGGTAGATGTTCATTTATGTCTGATGGCGAATTGCATAACGCACTATAACATTGTTCAACATTCATATTAAATTTCCTTTATTAAGAAGCACCCGCATGGGAGTTTGCCTAGATCTGCTTCAAACACATTTAATTTTTTATTTGTTATTGGTTCATATAAATGTGTATGCCCTTTTTCTTTAAAGAAATGCCGTATAGCGGCATGAGCCTCTTGCAAGCATGAATCATCAAATATAATATATCCACCAATAGAGACTTTATCATACAATCCATACAATACATCGAGTGTTGCACTAAATGCATCAACATCAATTCTTAATAATGAAATTTGTTTAATTCTGCATGTTTCTAAGTTTAATGTGTCTTTAACAAATCCTTTTAAAAACTGAATTCTAGGTTCATCCAAAGCATCAAACATTTTAAAATTATGTCTTACTGTTTCTAAATCTATTGCATAGCTACCCGCACCGTGCCTCTCCCTTTCATAATAATATGTACTTGTTTGTCTATCTTCTATTCCCTCATATGAGTCGCATACCCATATATTCTTATCATGAAAAATCTTGCTCAAAAATATGCTCATACCCCCAAGCCATACTCCACATTCAACAACATCACCATCTATTTTTTCTATATGTTCTTTGTGTTCTATAATCATATCAAATCTTTCCTCACTAACCATCGTAATTTGATTGTTGATTATCATATTTTTTAAAGTAACTATTTCTTTCATTTTATTCTCCAATAATTGCCCAACTATAATCAGAAAAAACTTTAATTTTTTCAATATTAAATAAACTATTTACTGCTTGACTTACTTCAAATAATGTTGGACTATCTGGTATATAATCATGTCCAGACATTATTCCAGTTTTTTTTAATTTTGGAAGACTAACATTTATATCATGTACTACAGAATGAAAAGAATGATCTGCGTCAATATAAATAAAATCATAATAATCATCAATTAAATTTGGAACTATTTGAGAAATACTTCCTTGTTTAAAATTAATGTTTTTATGAAAATTTAAAATATTTTTCATTTTTTCTGTTAAAATTATATCAACAGTATCAACAACATCAGCATAGTATGCAAATAAAGATGTGCTAACTCCATCATTACAACCTAATTCTAGAACTTTATGATTTTTGTTCATTTTAAAAAATAAACAAAGTTCATCTAATCCTTCTATATAATTAACTCCACCAGCATCTCCCATTCCATGCATTCTTTCTTGTTTTAAATTTGGTTTATTCATTTTTATTTTATTCTCCAATAATTGTATATACCAATGTCAAGTTCGTATTTAGTCCACAATTTTCTCTCTCGCATTGGTTGGGTCTTTGCCCATTCCCACATAGAGGTGAGTCCATCTTTTAAAGATGTGACTTGTTTGTATCCAAGAACATCTTTGATCTTATCATGAGTTACCCACGCATCCTTAACTTCGTGGCGTTGTTCAAGATGAACTTTGTCGCCACATCCTATCACATCTATTAATAGATTGCAAACATTATTTATAGTAATATGATCATCTCCCCCAATATTAAATATCTGTTTTGATGCTCTATCGTCTGTAGCACCCATCCAAAAATAAGGAACACAATCATCTACATAACTGAACGCTCTCGTTTGTTCCCCATCACCATAAATGGTCATTGGTAGTTTATTTAGATGTAAATACATCCAAATTCCTAGAACATTTCTATACTTATCCCAGATGTTTTGCTTTACACCATATACATTGTGGGGTCTAAATATACACCAATCAAGCCCATGTTGTTCTCCTGCAACATGAAGATCCATCTCACATGCATACTTTGCAATACCATATGGGTCTATTGGTGCTTGCTGGTGTGATTCCTTGAACGGAACTTCACCATTACCATAAACTGCCATGGTTGATGTAAATACAAATCTTTTGATGTTGTATTTGATACTAAGATTAATTAACTTTGTAGTTGCAATGAGATTGTTTTCGTAGTTATACTGCCTAATGAAAGGACTCAACCCTTCAGCAGCATATGCGGCAAAATGAAAGACATAATCAAATTTATGTTCCTTGAAAAGATATTCAAGTCTTTTGCTATTGCTTGTAAGATCGTAATTATAAAAAACAACTTTGGGATTTACATTTTGAATGTATCCCCCTGAGAGATTATCAACACCATACACTGTTGCCTTATCGTTATCAATCAACCAATCAGCAAGACGAGAACCCAAAAGACCAGCAACACCAGTAATTAAAACTTTCATATATTCTCCAATAATTTTACTTTGTTTGGATGAGTTTCGTCACAATGAAACCCAAAACTATCGTCCGATGATAACATAAGATCATCTACTAATGTACTTTCACATGAAAAGTTTGCTGCTGTTATTGTGTCAGGGAACTTACATCCAAAAGTCTCTAACTGTTTTCTCATGCAAATAGAAATTACTACATCTTCTGGAATATTTTCATACTCTTTATTATACATGTTTTTAACTACATTGAGTAGTTTTTTTGATCTCATACTAAACCCACCATTTCCTACTGTATATTTACACATAGACTCTTTCAATCTTTGATGTGCTAAAGACCATCTTTGAGTATTAATGTATAGCATATTAGAAGACCAAGGTGCTCCAATATAATCATAATTAAAAAACTTAAAAGACCAATGATTTTTATTGACAATAAATCCATCATTTTGGACGATGATTATATACTCTGTATCAATGTAATCTACAATATTATTAAGTGTGAAGTATTGACATTCATCCCAAGACATTTTATCAATTTTTATAGTCTTTCCGATGGTAATATCATGATTAGAACATGAGAATACTTTTATATCACCAAAAGTTATATCCTTGCTAGAATATTTCAAAGCCTTTATCAGGCGTGTATCGTCGCCGACACCATCAATCCCAACTAATGTAACATTTGATAGGTTAAGAATATTTGGCATATGACTTCTCTTCCATAATATCTGAATTGCTCAATTTATTAATTTTATTCTTAATATCAAATCTCATATCGTTTACGACATAAACTGAACGAGCGAGTTTGATGAACTCATCATCAAACTCTAATTTAGATTCTTTGGTTCTGATTTCGTCCTCTACAACCCACAATTTTTCATTTATTGATTTTAGATTGGATATTTCATCAGAAAATATAGTGAAATAATTCTTTGCGAACAAACAATTGGATATTACTTCCAACTCTTTGTGAATATTTTCCAACTTGGAACTATCACTTATTCTTTCGTGTTTTATACACAATATAGTGTATTTGTCAATAACTTCACCCACAGATACATCAATCATCATACTATATAATTCCAATCTTTTTTATAAATGTGATCTACATAGGAAAAATCTGGATTCTGCAATCTGCCATTCACCTTTCGTGAATACATGTTCAGTTTTCCTTTAGTATTTAGGTTTTCAACGAGATAGCAAAGTGAAGTTTCAACTGTATGGATCTCCAGAGCATTTTCTATAACCCAGCACAGATCAAATACATTGAATAACTTAATGTGTTCTGGTTTATGATATACACATTTTATATTTGAATTTGTAATATTTACTTCCCTGTATACCATATCAGGTGGAGAAGCAAACATATTATTCACAAAAATAAATGGTTCGTTCTTTATACCAAGGATTTCCTTACAACGAATCTCTCGTTCTTGATTTCGTTCAAATTGCAAATAATCTTTCCAATTATTTTCATTGACATCAAATCCCATGAATTGCATCAACAGATACTTGCCCTTCATCGGTAGCACACCAAATCTATGATGTGAAATATCAAATGGAATATATACAAATTCTTCTGTATTGATTGCAATTGGTGTCTTATAACATTCCTTACGAGGAAAATTTTCATTTACATTTACAAAATTGATTCCCTTGATGTAATCTTTGATGTATAGGAATTCTGGAATCACAGGCCATATAACTTCATATCCTAAAGATATGAAATGTCTTGCTGCCTTCTGTAAGAAGAATATATCACCAATTCCTGCTGGTTGCCAAAATAAAACTTGTTTATTCACTTGCATTACCTACTAAGTTAAATTTCACGACCTCTTCTCGAAGACCCATTTCTCTCAGTGAATTTTCTTTGGATTTTCCATCAGCAATCCCCATTGTTATCATTGGCGTGAATCCTTCTGGCAATGATGTTCCAGGCCATATGGCATATGGATGTCCAAGCATACCAATTCGCATCTTGGGTAAAAATTCAGGAAGAACTTCACTCATCAGAACTTCATGATCAAATAATTTCACACCCAAATTCATTTCATTGAATTCGCATCGTTCAACCCAGTAAGTCAAACACTGTATGGTATTTTCTGTATAATTTATATAAATTGGTGATGCTTTGGGTAAATTGGGATTCACATCTGGAGGATTGCCTTGATATGCAAATGCCATATCGCAGTTGTCTTTCAGTGTATCAAATATAGAAAGTTCAGCATGAATCAAAGAATCCACATCCATCCACACAAATGGTCGTTTCTTTTCTTCTAACACAGAAAGAATAAATCTTGGTTTAGCAAGACAATTTAAACGGTATTCGCCACGCGAAGGTAATTCGCGAATATCATGTGGAATATTATTCTCATTGCAATTGATTCTCAGACGACGCGCGTGATCGCTATAGTATGTACGATCATCTATATCACAATAAAAGGATACAATTTCAGTTTTCATTGATTAGTTTAAATAATTGATCATCAGCAGAAACAAGTTCTTTAACCCGATTAAAGTTGTCTCTTACTGCGTCAAGTTTACTTTCATATAGTTCTTTTGTCAATGTTTTTGGATCAAAATCTGGAGTTAATTCTATAATTCCATCTTTGTTGAAGATATCACCAATATCTGGTGCTCCCCAATATACTGGTATTGTTCCCGTAGCAAAACAATCAGTTATTTTCTCTGTATAATATGTACTGTACTTATCATTTTCAACAGTAATAGAAAACATATAATCATTCAGTCCTTCAGACTTATCACCCCACGGAACACCTGGACTTAATCTACGAGATCCAAGAACTCCACCATACAGATCAAGGTTATTTTTATATTGTTCTGCTAATTGATGACGAATAGCATGTCCAAATGCAAATTTCTTGGGAGAAGCAATCATAGATGCTAATTTTGTTTTTGGAAAAATATCTTGGTTCTTTATCCATGGAAGATTACTTCCTGCTGGACAGTATCTTACCTTTGGATGTTTTCCCAACCAACTCTTCTCAGAAGTAAAAAGAAGATCATATGAATCACAAATATTTAAAAATTGCTCTTCCCAAACTTCTCTTGGAAAGTTCATTGCATGAAAAATAGCACGGGATTCACAAACCCATGCTATTTTCATTGTTCCAGGTTTCTTCTGATAAGACATTCCGATGGCAATTCCACCATCTATAAAAACTTTTACAGGAAAGTCTTCAGCGATCCAACTGAATGATTGTGGCAATAAATTAGAATTTGATGAATATTCTATTTGAAATGGAGCACCAATTGCTTGCATTTTTTTCATAATATAAAATCTCCACACTTATATATGTCACTTACCAATATGGTATTTGGGAATCAAAGTCCATTCTTTCTTTTCTTTATGTGGAATGATCTTCAATCTAGCAAGAGAAAGTTGTGGTTGCTCATACTGTTTTGGATCTATCACATCCACCAATTCCCATTCTACCAGCAATTTAACTATTGTATTTCTTCGCCCAAGATCGTCTTCTGATATATCAGAGTCAAGACCATCAAGAACAAACATTTCTTTAAAATGTATGATAGCATATCTACCTCGCTTGTGTAGTATATGACACGATTGATATAATTTCTTTTCAGTTTTAGAAGACACACCGATTCTAGTGAGAGTTTCTTTAACTTTAAGGAAATCTTCTTCACTTTTCAATGTTATCTC